GACGATGGCCAGCTGGTCGCGCGGCACGAGACCGCGCAGCTGGAGGTACACGGCCTGGGAATCCTTGCCGCCAGAGTGGTTGATGACGAACAGGGCGCCTCGGTTGATGAGGGATTGGATTTCGGAGGGGATCATCCACGGTCTCCTTCGTCAGGGTTCACGGCGTCGCAGTAGTCCGCCTGGGTCATGCCGTACAGGAGGTAAAACTCGTCCTCGTACTCGCGACCGCACAGGCCGTCGAGTTCCGGATCGCGGTAGGTGGGCACCGAATGCGGCGGATACTGGTAGCCACGCCGCAGCGGGCACACCGGCGCATGCTTGGTCACCCAGCGCTCGCCGACCTTGTTGGTTTCGCCGGCGCCGGGCGCGACGGACTGGCCGCAGGCGGCGCAGGTGGCGCCGAACTTGTTGATCATGGCTAGTACCTCTCGATTCGGTAGGCCTGCAGACCAGCCAGATCCATCAGGTCGCGGTCGCTCACGGCAGCACGCTCGAGCAGCGCGCCAACGAGATCTTTGAGGGCGTTGATCTGCTCGTGCGGTTCGCCGCAGGTCTGGTGGTCGATAACGAAGTCGACCACCTCGCGGCCGCTGCCGATCTGCTTCCAGTCGGCGCCCTGCGGGTGATCGGCATCCCTCTTGACGATGTAAAAGTCACGCATGTCAGTTCCTCTCGCCGCCAAAGTCCACAGTATGCAGCTCTACCTCTTCCTGGCTGCTGCCGAAAATCTCGCCACCCGGCAGCGTGCCGGGGTCGAGCAGGATGACGAGGCACTTGCCGATATCGACCGTGCCATCGTCGTTGAGCAGATCGTCGCGGCTGTCCGGACCGTCGCTGTGGTCCAGCGCCGCGGTCAGCAGCTGCTCCGGATCGTCGATCCGGAGATCCAGGGTGAATTGCCACTCGCTCATACCTCCTCCTTGAATTTCACGCGATCCCAAGTCCAGCTGCCGGCGCCGATGTCCCATGCCTGCTGGCCGTTCGGCATCGCGGTCGGGCTGTAGCGGACGGTTTCTTCGGGCTCTTCGCCCTCCTTCACGACGACTACGTCGCCGTCCCACGCCATCGGAAACAGACCATCCAGCGCCTTCACGATCGCCATCAGCCTGTCGACCTCGACGCGCTCGAAGGCAGGCATGCCCCAGCCGTTCCAGAGCGAGCCGTCGGACCAGCACTCCAACACGATCGGGTTGCTGTCGTGGTCGGTCAGAAACTCGGCCGTCACGGTGGCGCGGCGCCAGCTGCGCGCGCCGGCCGGCTTGAAGATCTCGAAGAACTTCTCGCGCGGCAGGCGCCGGGCGAAGCCGCCGCCGGCGGTGTAGAACTCGACCTGCTCGCCATCGTCGCTCGAAATCGCGACGCGGATGCCGTCGGCGTCCTCGTATTCAGGCTCGGTGCGCGCGCGCAGCTTCGTCTTGTGGGCATACTCCCATGCAGCGTTCCACAGCGCCTGGTCGGCCTGCTCCTGCGGCGACTCGCCGCCTTCCATGATCATGTCGCGGCCGACCACTTCGACGAAGGCGACCAGCATCACCATGTTGGCGTCGCAGTAGTCGTGGCTGGCGCAGACGCCGCTATGCTGGTATTCGAGCGTGCCGTTCTTCTTGCACACCTCGACGAACTGCTCGGGGTCGAGGTGCTTGCGCAGCGCTTCGACGAAGTGGTCGGCGAGTTGGATGACTTGGTTCATGGCTCCACCTTGTAAATAACTTGGGGATCAGCGACAACGACTTCGGCGTCGGTGTCGAGGGTCAGCCAACCTTCACGGCTGGCTCGGGTCGGGATGTCCAGGAGGTTGTCGATCAGGTCGCCCGGTTTTGTGTCGTTCAGATCGTAGGTGACGTCGAGCGTCAGGCGGAGGGTAATGCGGTCGGTCATGGCTTGGTCTCCTGCTTATGTCGGTTGAAAAGGTAGTCGACGCGCGCCTTGGCCAGACTCAAGGCCTCCCTCGGTGAAAGGAAAAGCGACGTCGCTGGTGGAGTGCGTGATGCCGGCCCGGAAGACGGTATATCGGGCGCGTTTGATGTCGCTATGCACCCAGAAATCGCCGCGCTCATAGACGATATCGCCTTCCTTCACGGCGCCTCCGCCTGGAGAGCACGCAGCAGCTGCTCGAGCTGCTCCATGCCGACCGGCCGGTCGGTCAGGCCGTCGATCAGCGGATCACCCAGCGCGAGGTCGGCTACCTCCTCGGACAGCAGATCTTGCTGGGCCTCATTCAGGCCGTTGGACGTGATCACGTCCTCCAGATCGTTCAGCGTCTCGTGGACCGCACGCTGCGCAGCCACGGCATGCTGCAGTGCCTGCAGCATGCGTTCGTTAGGGCGGTTCACGATTTCACCTTCATGTGCGCGGCGATCAGCGGCTCGATGATCTGGCTGTAGCTGCCGTCTTCCGGCACCTTGGCATTGAGGAAGGTGTCGACCGCACCCGCAAGGTCGATCAGCGCCTGCTGCCTCGTCGAGTGGCCGCCTTCAGGGAACATCTCGTCAAGCTTCTTCTGCATGGCCTGCTGGATCGTGCGTCGGCCGGCGCCGTAGGCGAAGAACGAGCGCACTTCGTCTTCGACGATGCCCATGAGCTGCCGGTGGGCGGTCTCGGTGATGATTTGCTGGATGCGCTCCGGCGTGCAGAAGTTGTCGACTGCAGCCTGCATCTCTTCGCTGAGCAGCGCGGCGCGCTGGCCGAGCATGGTCATGAGGGTCTGCTTCATGCCCTCGATTTCAATACGGATGGTGGGCGGGTTCATGACTTCACCTGTTCGAGAATCTCGTACATCCGGCGCAGATTCTGCTCATTCGCAGCCTGCCCGCGACCAACACGGAATGCCTCGACCGCCCCCGCAAGTTCCGCCAGCGCCGGCAGGCGCCGCAGCAGCGCCTGGTGCTTGTCGACGAATTCGACGGTGTCGCCGCCGTTGATCGGCTCGTCCTTGCCGAATCCCAGCTCGTCGAGCGCCATGACGAACAGGCGCGCCTGCGCCGCCAGCTGCGTGGTGGGCGGCGGCACCGGGACGAGGGTGAACTCCATGTCGCGAACGAGGGCGGCTTCGGCGCGTGACAGGTCGCAGCTGTCGGGGTCATCAGCAGTATCCGCAGCGTCGGCCTGGCCGATCTCCAGCAGCTTGAACACCAGATCGCGCACGTGGTCCTGCTGCAACATGGCGTCGGTGGCGACGGTAAGGGTGAGTTGGTGTTTCATGGTGCTTCCTTCCATTCTTGCGCAGCGCTGTTCCAGTAGGCACGCTGCATGTTGTTGATGTCGTGGCCGGAAAAGATGCTCGTGCCGATCAGGTAGAAGCCATCAGCGAAAGTTCCGTGGAGGTCTTCGCCCGGCTGGCGCTCGACGGTGGAGAGGATGGTGCCATCGTCACCGGTCTGGTTATGGATGACGTTCATTCTTTCTCCTTGTCGGCAGCTTCCTGCTCCAGCAGGCGCGCCACGGCGCGGCCGCGCTGGTAGATGGTGTCAAAGTCACGCGGCCCTTCGTAGCTGCGCGGCCCAGCGTTGTTGAAGCCGCGCTGCCAGTCATCGCGGGCGCCAACGGTACAGAACGGGTTCAGGTCGATGCCGTATTCTCGGTGGCGCCGGATATCATCTTTTGCCACCTTCTCAGCCCATGCGAGAACTTCTTCGGGCGTGTTGCCGCGGCTCATCCCCCGGCCTCCTCGTCGGTCACGCGGACCCAGGCCAGCACGTCGGCGCCGTCGTCGCAGGCAGAGGTCACGGCCGGCTCGGCGATGTTAATGCTCTCGCTGAACTGGTACCGGCAGCGCGCCGCGGCGACGTGCGGATCAGCGTCGTCGACGGCGAACAGGGCGCAGGCCTGGGTGAAATCGAGGCCGGGGTGGTTCAAGTTTTCGCACAGCTTGTCGATCTGGCGGGCGTCGAGCGGCGTGATGGTGCCATGGTTGTTGGCGAGCCCCTGGATATCGATCGGAAGATCCAGCAGGCTGCCATCGTAGACAATCTGGTGGTAATAATTCAGCGCCGCCAGCACAGTGGCGTGCTCGGCGTCGGTGAGGGCATGGAGTTTGGGTTTCATGGTTGGTCCTTGGGTGGCCAGACGCCTTCCAGCGCCCGGTAGATTTGCGTCATCAGCGGCTCAGCGCCGCCGGGCGCCGGCATCGACCACTGGGTGTGGTACTCGTGCACCGTGCGCCACGGTGGACTGCCGGCCGGCAGCGTGCGCCAGGTGAGGCCATGCTGTTCGCGCGCCAGGATGGCGCAGACGATGTCGTACAGGTCGTGCTGGCGCGGCCGGGTCTTCTTGCGCGCGGCTTCCAGCAGCGGGCGCACCAGCTCGAACTGCTCGCGGGTGATGGGCGGGTTCATGGCTTGCGCGCCTTTCCATCGCCGCCGCAGGCTTGGCATGCGGGTGACTTCCAGCCCTGCTGGATCCAGCCATAGCCGTTGCAAGCCGGGCACTTGTCGCCGACAGCCGTCAGCACCGGCGGCCCGGTCAGCCAGCGGTTTTCTTTTCCGCACAGGGGCTCCTGCAGGATGGCAATGCGCTGGTCGCCTTCGCAGCTGCGCAGCGCGGCGTCGAAGTCGCGATAGGCATGCACGGTCTGGCCGTTCAGGTCGAGGATGTGGTAGAGCAGGCCGCGGCCGTCGTTGGGGAGGGAGATGATCATGATGGCTTCCTTTCTTCGTTCTCGAAGGCCTCGCGGCCATCGAAGCTGTTGTGGACCCAGAGGCCGTCCTCGTCCTGCGCGGCGCCGCACGGGCAGTCCTCGTCCATGTGGTCACGCAGGTCACCGACCGGGATGAGATGGGCGCCGCTATCACAGGCGGCAAGCGTCCAGCCGTGCAGGCCTTGTTTGCGGGCTTCGTCTTGGGTCATTTCGCTCACAGCGGCTCCCTGTCCGCCGGCATGCCAGCAAATTCGCGCAGCTTGGCCTGCAGCGCCTTGCCGTCGGCCGGCAGCCGGAAGTCGATATCGCCGTCGTCGACGCTCACCTTCGCATCCATCTCCTCGGCGCCAAGGTGTGGCACCTCGTCGAGGTAGGCATCGAGCACGAGCCGCGTGCCGGCCTGCACCCACAGGATGCGGTTGTCGGTGGCGTCGGTACGGCCATCGAAGCCGCAGCCGAGAATTTCGAAGGTCTTCACAGGTCATACTCCTTTCGTGCGCGCTCCTCGATCGAGCGCAGGTAATCGAGATCGTCGCCGAAGTCGATGCCAGCGTGGCCGGCACGGTCGAGATAGCTGATGCTCTCGCAGTCGATCACACGGGCCATGTACTTCACCAGCAGGGCCTCGAGTTCTTCAGCAGTGCGGGGCGGCTCGTCTTCCGCCGCCTCCTCGGCCGCCGCCCAGTGCCACAGCATCTCCATGCGCTCGGCGTACGTGGCGTTCGGCCACCAGCTGTGGTCCTTGTCGCCCGAGAACACCATGCCGGCGACGCCGCCGTCGGTGATGCCGACCTGGTCCATCACGCTGCGCAGCGCCTCATCAAGGTCATGGATGTGGGCGGCGGCGGCCAGCATGTGGTCTTCGATTTTAGTCATGGCTCAATCCTTCCGTCAGGGAGTTTCAAGTTTTCGATGCACTCGTTCAGCCGCTTCCTGGCGATGCGTAGCTCTTCGTCGTAGTCGGTGAACGCCTCGGCCCGGTCGCTACCCTTCCAGCTGTGGGCGACCTCGGCATTCACCAACTTCGTGATGCGCTTCTTCAGCTCGCGGGCTTCCTTGATGGTGATGGTCATGTCTTCTCCTTTCAGATCTGGCCGTGTTCGGCCATGGAGTGGGTGCGCACGCCGGCCACGATAATGTGGTCCAGCACACGGATGCCGACCAAGCCCAGCGCCTGCACCAGCGTCTGGGTGATACGGTGGTCGGCCTCACTCGGGGTCGGCTCACCCGACGGGTGGTTGTGTGCCAGGATCACGCTGACGGCATTGAGCTGCAGCGCCAGCTTGACCACTTCACGCGGGTAGACGTTGGTCTGGGTGACGGTGCCGGTGAACATGATTTCGTGCTTGAGCAGGCGGTTCTTGGTGTCGACGAACAGCACGTCGAAGCGCTCGGATTCCAGCATTGCCAGCTGCAGCGTCAGGTAGTCCTTGACGATCGCCGGCGACGAGAACAGCTGGCCGGGCTGCCTGAGACGCTTGGCCAGGATTTTCATGGCCGCGGCCAGCACGGCGTCGTCGGCGCGATACTCGGCGCGCGCTTCTTGAACTTGGGAGGGCATGGGTGCTCCTATAGGATGAAAATGGGTTTGGGGATCGGGCCGGCGGCAAACCACTTCAGCTCACACAGCAGGTCGACGGCAAGGTCTTCGGCCTCGTCGTCGTCAATCTCGCAGTCGGGCAGGCAGCTCCAGACGGCGACGACCATAGGCTCGAAGCCGGCGGCATAGCCGACGTAGCGCACGGCCTTGTTCTCGGGCACCTCGCTGGGCGTGTAGTGGTGGCCGGCGTCATCGACGCCGTGGCCGATGTACTGGCGGGCTTGCTGGCAGGTGATGGTCATACGAGATTCCTACTCTCGGCCTCAAGCTCAGCCAGCAGCGCGTAACCGTCACGGCCGGCGGCGCGCTCCTTTTCCATCACGCCGAGCACCTGTCGATCGGTGCAGTTCTTCAGGTAGGCGGCGAACTCCCGCATGTCCTGGGCGCTCATTCCAGGCCTCCCAGCGCAAGTCGCAGGACCTCAGCCTTGCCGCGCACGGCGGCTTCGGCAGCAGCGACGCGCTGCTGCACCATCTCGATAGCTGACGGCGGCCATGAGCTGGTGATCACGAGGTCCTTGGCTTTCTGCAGCAGAGCGCGCTGTGTCTTGAGCTGGTCGCAGGACAGGGTCACGTCGAACGCTGCGTCACGCAGCTGCTGGATGGTTGCTTCATTCATATTGCCTCCGATGGAAGTGAAACGACAACCTTGAGGTTGCCGTTGATGATGTAGTGCAGGCCGCTGTGGTCGGTCGAGTAGACGCGGCGCCAGTGCTGGTCGTCCAGCACCTGCACCTCGTAGCGGGTCGGGCGCTTGTCGTGTCGCGTCGTCTTCGGCACCGGGCCAGTGCGCACATCGTGCGCCGCCAGCTTGCGGCGCCGGCCAGTCCTGAGATCGATCTCGTAGCCGTCGTCGTCGTACTGGCGCACCAGGCGGATGGCCCGCTCGGGACAGCACTCAGCCTCCATGACGAGGTACTTGGCGACGGAGACGCTGGTCGCCGCGGTGTGGATCCGGACGATGCCGGCGTCGTGCTTGACGGTGAGGAGGTAGTTAAACATCGCCGTCCTCCGGGATCGAAGCCCAGTCGATGCTGGCGTGGTCCCAGCCGGTCAGCATCTGGCGCATCTCGGCCTTGCTGCGCGCCACCGCGGAGATGTCGTGCGGATGCTCGCCGCCCTGGCAGTAGATCTCCTTGAAGCGCGTCTGGCGCAGCTCGACGAAGCCCTGCTTGCAGCGGGTGAGGTAATAGGTGTGCGTCACAGGGCCTCCAGCTTGGCGACGATCTCCTCGCCGATCTTCAGCACCTCGGCCGCGTATTCTTCCATCTTGGTGGCGTGGATGTGCGCCTCCGACAGGCACTGCTGCACCTTGATGTCGAAGGGGTGCTGATTGTACATGGTCTGGATCTGGCGCTTGGCCTGCGTCCAGCTGTCGCGCTCGTTGCGCAGGTCGGCGAGGTATTCCTGGGTAATGGTGGAATTAGTGGTCATGTGATGCTCCTTGCGAGGTGATTAACAGCGTGCTGTACATCGGCGAGGCTGCGGTGACGGATGCAGGTCTGTTCGATACGAGGCGTCAGGCCACAGGTGGCCGCCTGCCGCAGCGCATCCTGCAGCGCACTGAGCGCGGCAACTTGCTCAGGTGTCATGTACTTCTCCAAAAGAAAACCGCCACCCAAGGTGGCGGTCGGATTGCGCGATGGCGGCTTACCGGCCGCCACCACTCATCGAGCCCCACATCAGGTCGATGCCAGGTCCGAAGTCGGGCGCCGGCACGCCGTTGAGTTGGGCATAAAATTCAGCGTTAACCTCGTAGCTGGCCTCCTGGAATTCCGGCGTGGTCGACAGCTGATTCATATCGTGCGTCTGAAAGAACAGCAGCGCGTCGTCGATCGGGTCCGGCTGGCTAGCCGGCCGGATGGTCATATCGAAGCCGGCAAGGTTGAGCTTCCAGGCATTGATCTGGTTGATGTCGAGGCCGGCGGCCGGCGCAGCGTACGAGAAGTGCATCGTCTTACCCTTTCAGGATTATTGGAGTTGGTATGTTGACGCAGATCAACGTTTCTGTCGAGATCTAGCCAATCCCGGCCACGAAAGAGCCGTGCGCGGTGAAGTAAACGAGCAGCGCGAAGAGCGCGGCTGCGATGAGGTAGGCCCAGAATTTACGCACGGTTGCGCTCCCAGTCGGTCTCGGTAAAGCGCGGCGTGTTATCCGGGCTGATCTCAGGGACCGCGTCCAGCGGGATAAAGCACACCCAAAGGTGTGCGATCGAATTCCAGTCGTTGGCGGTGATCAGCGCGTGGCCGTAGGCCGGCCACGGGATGATCTCGTAGGACTGGATGTTGTTGCGGATCTGCCGCATTGGTTGGTTGATCGGCGGCGTCATGCGAGCGTCGATCACCGGCTCGATCTTCGGGTTGGCTTTCACGTACAGCGCGAGCCACTCATGCGGCTTACCGAACATCCTCACCTGATCAGCCTTGCTGGACAGGAAGTTGAAGGTGCCTGGGTGGTGCGTCACCCACGGCGAGCCGCTGCGATCCGTCTTGGCGTAGCGGTGCTCGATGAACAGGTCGGTCCAGCTGGTGACGATGCCAAGCAGCGTCTTGTCGATGTGGTTTTGGGGTAAGGGTGTCATTTCAGCTCCTTCGGCAGGAAATAGGCGATGCCATCTTTGTACATTGGGTACTTGGCAGCGTCGTCCAGCAGCACACCGAAGCGGCCGGTGAGCACCATGTTCGGGCGGTCAGGCCAGCCTGCGTTGGCGCGCTCCTGGTTGACAATCTCACCCAAGCCGTGAGAGTGGGTGTCGACGCGATCGCCTATCGAGAGGGTGCGCTGCACGGCATCGGCCGGCACGTCGACATAGCTGTGCTGGAAGTCCCAGTCCGACATCCAGTCGGGCCGGCTCGTGAGCACCCAGGCGGCCCAGTCGCCCATCTTGGCGTAGCGCACCTCGGTGCCGGCTGGAATCGTGCCGCGGGCGTTGCAGCGCGGGTTGTAGTGTTCGATGTCGCGGGTGGTGACGTGCTTCATGTGAGCTCCTTCATGATGAGATCGACAACTTCAGCCGAGTCGAGGGTCTTGATCCTGGTCTCGTCGTACCAGTAGATGCAGCGGCCCTGCGTCGCGTCCTTCGGGCTCTCAGACAGCCAAATACGACACAGGTAAGGTGCAGCATCGATCAGGCTGAACAGATGGCGCCGCAACTCGGCTGAGTTCAGACCATGCTTGAACGCCTCCGGTCGCATATAGTGGCCGCGGTTGGTGAAATTCCAACCGATGCTATAAGTCGTCATGCCGCCTCCTTCATCGTCAGGCGCCGCACCGCGGCGGCGGCCGTGTCGTAGCGCCACTGCGCTTCATTCACGCGGCGCGCCGCCTGCTCACCGATGGGCGGCCAGGCTTCGGGGAGCATCCGGAGGCGCAGCGATTCGAGCGACTCACGGTGGGCATGCGCATGCATCAGGTTATGCGTGGCTTGCGCAAGTTCTTGGCCGGCCGCGGCGACGGCGGCGAGGTGGGCTCGGTTCATGTCAGTCCTTCAGGTCGTCAATCACGTCGTTGCCCAGCTCTGCCAGGCGGTCCTCAACGCGGCGCGGGTCGGCGCTGCCGACCTCTTCAGGGTAAAAAACCACCACGGCATAGCCGGCGTGGCGCAAAGTTTCGACGGCGGTGCGTTGTTCTTCAGTCATGTGGTCACCATTCACGGAAAGGGAGGGTAGGATCAACGCTGCCATCGGCGTCGAAGCGGATCAGGGTAGCTTCCTCGCAGTGGGCATACCACAGAATCTTGCGCAGATCGGAAGGTAGGTTGAAAGTCTGCCCCGCGACATCAGCCAGCTCAATCGGCGGCACGGTGATGAACAGGCCGTGCTCGTACAGGGCGACCGTCAGTGCTGGCCAGCCGAGGTCCTGTGGCGGCCGGGCGCTGTACTGGAAAAGGCGCTGCAGCAGCTGGAAAGTCTCTTCGGTCAGGTGGCCGGTTGAGAGGTCGAGGTACTGGGCGATCATGCCGTCACCTCGCGCGCCAGCAGCTCGCGGATGCGCTTGATGACGTCGGCGGGAGCAGGCTCCGCGTCTGCCGGATACGCATTGGTCCCGAACAGGCACCAGGCGTCCTCGAATTCAATCTCGAAGAACAGCTGCACGGCGTCCCAGTTGTCCGGGTTGTAGGCGCCGGGCGTGGCATCCAGCACGAAGACCGGCGCTATTGACCTGCGCCCCTTCAGCACAAAGCCCTGCTCGTTAAAGACTGGGTCCTTCGCAGCCCAGCCGACCGCACAGGCCGCGGTGCCGCAGGCCCAGTTGCCCATCTTGAGGTGGCCGGGTGGTACGCGCTCGAGGACGGTGATGAGATGGGTGAGGCGTTCGATGTTCATTTCGTTCTCCTATCGGCTGACTTGGACGGTGGCTTCCGGATGGGCGACGCACGCCTCCAGGTACTCGACGCAGAACAGCAGGAAGTTTTCCAGCCTTCCCCAGTTGTTCGAAGCGTTGAACTGCTTATAGTGCGACGGCCGCGTCACCAGCTCGGTGATGGCCCTGCGCAGCGGTTCAATCAGCTGGACGGCCAGCACGATGTCGTTCGCTTCAGGGCGCCATAGGACTTCGTAGACGCCTGCTTCCTGAGCCATCCCGGCAAGGTTGTGGGTGATGTCGGCGGCGAACAATTCGCGGCCTGTGTTGTCGTTCAGGTAGACGTCGAGGCTCATTTCGTGTTCTCCAGTTGAAGGGCAGCTTGTTCGAACAGCAGGGCAGCGCGGAGGCGGTCCCTGGCCATCTCTTCGACCTCTTCGCGCAGCGCGGCGGCGCGGCGGCGCAGATCCACGATCGGCGAGTCGCCGGGCCGGGTCATGACGGAAAACCAGCCAGCCTGGCTATTCACCTGCACGCTGTACGGCAGGCAGCGGATCTCCAGCGGCGGCCCGAGGGTAGCGGCGGCAAGTTCGCGGAACTGGGCACGCTCGGTATTGAACTTGGCGCTGTCGTGCAGCAACTGGGCGCTGCGCAGCAGCGCCTGCTGTTCGGTCTCGCCCTCTTCCATCAGGATGGAGACGTCGGCTATACCGTGCTGGACGCAGACGCGGCCATTGTTGGTGGTGACTTTCATCGGGTGATCCTTTCGCCGGTGGCGACGTTGAACTGCGTGACGGTGAGGCCTTCGCGCTTCCAGGCGCGGATCTGGCGCCGGCGCTGGCGGGCGTTGCCGGAGACGAAGCGCAAGCAGCTGCCGTCGCTCACGGTGAAGGTGCCGCAGCGCCAGCCGGCCGGGCTGTCAGAGCGCGGGGCGGCGCGGGGCGGATTGCCGTGGACGATATAGCCATTCTTGCCCATGGTGACCCAGCCACCTGCTAACACGCGCATCTCGGCATCGCCGAAGTCCATGGCGATGAACGGATGCTCACCTGGCAGGGCGGTCTCGATGTCGATCGCCACGCCCTTATGGCGCCGCTCGACGCCGTGCTTGGTGGTCACGTACTCAACCGGCTCGGAAGATCTGAGGCGGCCGGTGCCGATCAGCTTCGCCGCCAGGTCACGCAGACCGGCGCTGCTGAACTCGATGTCGGTCATCTCGTCGATCAGCGGTGCGGCGTTGCGCCGCTGCTCGATGCTCATGCCGTTGCAAGTGCAGCGGTCGGGCAGGTATTTGTTGCACACTGGGCAGCGCGGCACGTGCGGCTTGAAGGGGATGGTGGGCCAGGTCATGGGGCTACCTTGAAGTTGTCGTCGTTGAATTCATGAACCCAGCGCGCGGCCGAGTCGACGCGCGCGGCCCGGGCATTGTCGGCCGGCGCGCGGTCTTCGGTCAGCGGCTGGACGTACAGCCATGGGCCGGGACTGTCGCTGAAGAGCACGCACATCTCTCTGCGCACCACTTCCCAGCGTTCGCCGTGCTGCTTCACGATTTGCCTGGCAGGCTTGTCCAGTGGGATGAGCGTGACTACTCGCACTTGCCGCCCTCCTGCTGGGTTGCGCGCATGGCAGCACGCACATCGTCCAGTTTTACGTATTCACCGTCATCCTGGTCCTCATAGACGCCCCCACCTTCGCCGGACCATTCCCGGTAACGAGGCAGATGCTCGATAGCATCACGCACATCCTCACCAGCAGTGGGCGCGGCGCGGTAAAGTGGCGTGCGTCGCCAGCCGCTGGGGTTGCTCTGGATGGTGGCGGTGCGGTCGTCCAGCATGTTGTCGAGTTCGTCACCGTTGACGTAGGCGACCGGCGCTGCTGGTTGCTGTGCATGCGCCGCTTCCCACGCATTGCGGGCGCTGTAGGAATCGAGTATTGCACTCGGCGGGTGCCCGGTCTTCGGGTTCGGCGTGTTCCACCACGACTCGAAGTCAGCATGTGCCGCCGGCGCTGCCTCGGGAGTGCTGGCAGGGGAAGCGGCGCGCTTGCTGAGCAGGTCAAGCACGGCCTCCTTGGCGGACACAAAGCCTTGCTGGAACGAGTTGGAGCCGTAGACGGGCAACGGAATGTTGCAAATCGCAAGTCGCAGATCATCAGCCTGCGCTGCCGGTGCTTTGGCTGCGATGGTCGGTGATTCGTAGACGACGCGCACGGCGTATCCGCTGATGCGGCCAAGCTCGTCGTATTTGGCTTTGTCCACATCGGCCCAGCCGCCACCCTCGGGCCACGACATGCGCGCTTGATAGATTGGCGACACTACGGCTGCGCCCTGCTGGGCGGACACCGGGCGTCGATAGACAGGGAACCATTTATACGCAGGGTCGCTCCTGTCCATGTAGTCGATCTTCGGCTCGCCGTGCTGGACGCTTACCCAGAAGTCCGGTGCCGATTGGGCGCCCAGCCGCTCCAGCAGCTTGAGCGCCGTGTTCGGATCGAACGCTTCGACGAAGGCGAGGACCGGGTGGTTTTCGCCGACCAGGGTCTCGAGCAGGTATTCCATGCCACCCTGGTCGAGCGCGGCGATGACGACGCCAGTAGATTCCCAGCTGCCTTTGATGGTGCCGGCGCCGGCGGCGATCGCCAGGGCCTTGAGGTGTTCGAGGTTGGTGGTCATGCCGCCTCCGGAAAGTAATGTGCAAGTTCTTCAGGCGTCAGGTGGCGCCGGTAGAACACGGGCAAGTCTTGCGGCCGGCGCCAGATGTAGCAGGGCCGCCCGTTCGAGACGACGTGCATGCCGTTGTGGATCTCGGGCACGCGGATGCGCAGGCCGTGCTTCTTGGTAACCTTGCGGTCGCCGGTTTTGGGTCGCGGCCGGGCGGGGCTGGTGGTGATGTGGATTCTCATTTCGGCACGTCTCCAAACAGCTCGAGGTGGATGGCATCAATAGCCGCGGCGCGCCGGGCGCGGGCCGCTTCGGCTTCGCGCCGGTCAAGCTCCCACTCAGCCAGGCGCAGCTTGCGGTGAGCGATCATCTCGGCAAGTGAGGCGGCCTTGACTCTGGCGTCGAACTTGCCTTTTAGCTCGCCGCGCCCGCCGTGGGTGGCGCTTTCCATGCCGTAGACGTAAAAGGTGACCTCGTTCGGGCTGACCACGGTGACGTCGACTTCATACCAGCTCAGATCAGGGTGAGCCGCCGCCCGGTAGGCGCGCCATAGATCCCAGCCTTCTTGTACAGGTAGCTGGAAGGGGAAGAGGTTCATTTCCCACTCCACGCCAGTCCCAGGGATTCGGCCGGCCACGGCGTCAGGTGGCGCACGTCGCCGACACGCGCCGGTACAGTCCAGATGAGGACCTCACGCGTGACTGGGTCCCAGCCGCCGATGACGGCGCGCCGGCGGTCGCACGGCTGGGTGATCTTGGCGCCGACCTCGATCGGCTGGCCCTGGGCGTTGAGGAGGGCGATGCGGGTGTTGGGGCGGGTCATTTTCTTCCTTTCTTGGCAAGCTTCTTGGCGTCGACCTTGGCGTTCCAGTCGGCGCGCTCTTTGTCCGCTGCCTGTCGGGCAAGCTGTTCGGGTGTGGGTGCTGGGCGCGGCCTGTGGTAATGAGTGCCTAGGTGGTAGGGCGCCGGCAGGCGGTCGGCCAGCGACAGGCCGGCCAGCGCGTCTTCCGGCCTGGCCGGCTCGCCGGCGTACTGCACGTTCTTGTTGCCGTCGTAGTGCGTCAGGTCGTAATTCATCTTGTTGCCGCAGGTCGGGCACTGGAAGCCATAGCGGGTACGCCGGGTGCGGCCGCAACCTGTGCCGAAGCAGTAGGGCACGTAGTTCGGGTCAGCGTCCTTTTGCGGCTGCATCGGGTCATCCTTGAGGCGCGGATGATTGACGTCGGTGGGCGGGATGCGGTGTTTGGCGGCCAGCTGCTCGGCGAGGCGCTGGAGGTTGAGTGGGAGGCCGCCATTACTCATGATCGCTCCAGGTGAGGTTAAAACCGAAAGCGGCGTACTGCTCCGGCTCGGCGCCGCCAATCCGCACGGTAATCAGGCGCCGGCTGGTGTCCCAGCCGACCAGCTCGCCCTTGCGCAAGGTGCCGCGCTGCTGGACGGTGTCACCTACGGCGACAGGACGGCCAGTCACAGGGCGCACAGGGATGGGTTGCGGCGCGCTCATTTCTTCTCTCCCAGCACCAGCACCGCGTCAACCTTGGCCATGAAGGCCTGGACACGTGCTGGCGTCTCCAGCATGCTGTCGGCGATGCGCTGGATCTGGTCGCGGCTCAGACCGGCCGCCGCGCGCCACAGCTCCTTCTCGGCGCGCAGCCGGTCGATCTCCTTCTTCATGACGTCGGCGCGGTGCAGGCCGAGTGTCTGGAAAGGGAAGCTGTCCTGCTGCTCCCGCACCCAGTCGGTCTTGTTCGACCACTCCGTGCAGGCGGCCTTCCACTTGTCCCGATCGTCCAGCGCATTGACCAGCGTCTCGGACGGCACGGCGTCGCCGCCGGCACCGCGCCAGTGTTCGGCGGCGGCGCGCAGCTGGGCGACCAGGTCCGGCTTGGCGCCCAGGTTGAACAGCTCGTCCGCCGCAAGGGTGAACAGGTGGCGGTCGGCGGCGCGCGGCTCGCCTCTCGAACCGATCAGGCCCAGGATGTGGTCGGCGGACTCGGCGACCTCCAGCTGGGCATAGGTGAGGTGGATGACCGAGTAAGGGCGGATCTCGCCACCTACCTGGAGGACGCTGCGCTGCCGGACATACTGGATGTCGGCTGCGCGGACGTGGATGGCGTGCGGCAGGCGCGGATTGAAGACGTCGGTGAGGGTGATGAACATTTATCAAGCTCCTTGGTTGTTAGGCATACCACTTATCGATCTTGCTGTACGCTTCCACCACGTCACCGTAGCCAAGGGTGCGCAGCAGATCGCACAGCAGGTCGTCGGCCTGGCTGTGGGCTTTCTCGTTGTCGCGACTTTCGGCGAGGCCGTTCAGGCGCTCGATGGCTTCTTCTCGCGTCATTGCGGGTTCTCCAGGTCGTAGATGAGTTTGTCGAGCCAGCACATGCGCATCATGCGCTGCATGGCGACGGCTTCTTCGCGGCGCTCAGCGAAGTGGCTGGTGGCGCTCTCCTGCAGCCACCACGGATGGCCCTTCCCGCGCAGCTGGTCGCGCACCCACCACGTCAGGTAAGGCTGATCTTGCAGGCCGGCCATGATGTGCTGTTCGCATTCGCGGCTCAGGTCTATGGCGTCAGCGGTGATGGCGCTGGCAATGGCGAAGCAGATGTGGAACTGCTCGCCGTTGTCGATCAGGTCGCGAGCGCGGCGCAGAATGGGCAGATGTTGTTTATTGAGCATTTTCGATGTCCCAGATGAGTTTGTCGAGCCAGGCAAGCCGGGCTGTGTTGCCTCGTTCGGTCAGCAGGGCGTCGAGGTAGGGCTTGGCAAGGTCTCCATCACCGCAGGTGAATGACTTCGAGCCGAGCCGCTCTTCCATGTCGACCAGCACCCATCTCAGCAGTGTGCCGTAGCCGTTCAGCGCGCCGCGGACGTGTTCGACCACGTCATTGGCGTCGAAATTTCGGTGCAGGCGTTTGCCGGCCACCCTGAGAGCATGGCAGATGAAGCTGTGCTCGCGGGTTTCGAGCAGCTGGCGTGCCATCTGGAGGATGGGCAGATGCTGTTTATTGAGCATCTTTGCCTCGCAGATAGTCGATGCGCTTGAGAAGGAATTCGATGTGATTGTGCGGGCCTGCCGGATTAGTCGCCCAGTAGGACCAGCCAACGTGGTCAAAAGTACGCGCCTGCTTTCGGAGCCAGCCTTCGAGCGCGTCGTCGCGCTCGGCCGGCGTCATCTCGCTGTGACGCAGGTCTTCCAGGAACTTGAAGTCAGGCTCCTTGAGGCGGGCGGCAAGTTCTGTCAGGACGCCAGCAGGCTTGGGCTGTTCGACAGGCAGCTTGCGCCAGACGCCGGAGTTGACATAGCTGTCGGCGGCAGCGCGGGTGTAGAGCAGCGGATGCCGCGTGCCATCGGCACATACGCCGCCGCCCTGCTCGCTGCCAGCAGCAAATTCGACGTAAGCGGCGTCCATAAGGCCGTTGGCGTGCGTGTAGCGCGCCAAGGGCAGCGCTTGGGCCTGCAGCCGCAGCGCGATGTCTTCGACGGTGTCGGCCGGCAGGCGTTGCGTGCCCATGGTCGGCGTGCTGATCGGGTGCGGCTGGCAGTACAGCACGGTGACGCGCTCGCCCTGCTTGACCTGCACGCTGATGTTCAGGCTCTTGCCGTCGTCGCCGGGTGCGGTGCCGACGGCGATGAGGGCGTCAGTCGTGGGCATAGCTGACTCCTTGCTGGACGGCGTGGTTGAGGGCGTTGACCAGCTGGGCGCGGAACCATCCCCGCTTGGTCTCGTTATCCCAGATGAACTGCTCGATCGGCGTCTGGCCACCTGCAATACACGCGTCTCGGGCCGCGTCGAAGGTGGGTAGCGGGACGGCCGGCAGCTGTACCTCGACCACCTGCAGGGCGCGCATGCGCGCCTCCAGCTCGAGGATGTGCTGGTTGGCGGCGGCAAGCTGGTCTTCCAGCTGGCGGATGAGCCTCTGGGCAGAGAGGGTGTCCATCATTGCTTTCCTTTCAAGTCGTTGATCATGCGGTCGATGAGGGCAAGTCGTGCGGTGCGCACGCCTTCCAGGTTCCTGACTGTGCTGGCTTTCTTGCGGCCGGCGCCGCCCTGCGTCAGCCAGTCGCCCACCGTCAGGAAGGGTGCGATGCGGCCTTGTGTCTCGAGCTTGAGTTCCTCGCAAAAGACGCCGATGTTGCGGCGATGGTCGAGCTCTTTGATGGTGTCGAGGGCGATGCAGATGTAGGTGGCGTGGTTGGCCTCGATCCTCCTCCTGACGTCGGCAAGGATGCGCTGCTTGATGGCGGCGCTCACAGATGTTCTCCCAGGCGGGCCTGCACGCCCTCGTGCAGCCGGATGGCGAAGGTGTTCACTTCGCGCAGGACCTGGTGGATGGGCCGGCTGTAGATCATCTCGTAGACGGACTGGCCGCCGACGGTCAGGCCGACGTTGAAGTCGAAGCCGACCGGGTGGCGCTTGAGGTTGTAGGGGCGCAGATGGCGGCGGATCTCTTGCGCGGCGATCTCGGCGGCCTTGTGGTAGGCGCAGTCGAGGATTTTGTCGATTTCACTGGTGCGCATGTTCGGCTTTCAGGCGGTTGAGGGAGGTCTCCAGCATGGCGACGGTCGCAAGCTCACGCTCAAGGCGCAGCTTGGCGTTGTGCAGGGCGATCTCGGTGCCCTGGATTTCGGCCTGGCGCAGGTCCTTGAGGGTGATTTCGCGGAACGGGTTGTAGTGTCGGAGCATGGTAATTTATGTAGAAAGTGTGAGGAACGAGAAATTTTACAATTGGCCTAAATTTTCGAAAATAAGACCACAGTATTCGCGTGTTTTTCTTGGAATTTAAATGGTTGCCCGCAAGAAAGGTTCAGTTTCATTTAAAACGATAACAAAAAGGTATTTTGTAATTTATCGGCGAAAATAAACCTACAGCGTAATTTTCCACAAGGTTCCCGTTCACTGGTGTGCAGCGCGTAACTCTGCGAAAAAACTGGAATTACGCGGGAGAAAACTGGGTGAAATAGGGTCGTTTTTCAAAATCACGCGAGGGGGGGCAAAATGCAGATTTTTAAAAGTTGAAAATAAGGGTCCAGAAACCACTTTCGCACAAAACAGGATTTACCCCCCATCAGTCGATTTTGCAGGTGGTGAAAAAAAGAGAGTATATAGAGTTACTTTTTATTTTTAGCTCTCTATGAGACCACTTGAGAAAAATCACAATTCTGTGATATAGTTCCCGCTCCCACTACCCAAGGAGCTTGCGATGATCACCAACCATAATCGAGTGTTGCCACAAGAACAAATCCACCAGCACTTCGTGCTTGAAGGGTCGCGCCTGTACCGCAAACTTGCGTCTGGCGCGTCTGCTCGGCTCAGGAGCATGGACGGCAATCAGGTTGTTACCTTGTTCAAGAACGAGCGACTGCTTGGGACCTCGATCGCGTGGTGCCTCATCTACGGCAACTGGCCAGAGTTTCCGATTGTCCAGCTGTCGGAGGATCCGCACGACTTTTCCCAGGACAACCTGTTCCCGGCGCGGATCAAGCGCGTGCGCTATTACGAGACACCTGTCGGCAGCCTGTATCGGCATCCCTTGAGCACGCGCTTGCACCCGAGCAGCCGCATGTGCCGCAAGGACTGGGAGTCGATGGCGCGCGACTACTACCTGAAGGACTTCACCTACGTGCAGATGGTCGAGGCGAATTCGCGCGAGATGCGCGCCCGCTATCTGGCCGAGGTCGCGCAGTACAAGCCGGAGCTGGTGCCTGAAGTGCGCACTGAGCGCGCGGTGCGCCCCTCGCGGCCGAAGGCGATTCCCGGCCGCGAGTGGCACTGGCACGATGGCGCGTGGATGCATATTCCGGTCGCCTGCCATGTGGCGGACGACTACAAGCGCCGCATTGCCGCGACGCTGGCCGGCGCTATCGCGTTCCGGTTTGATCCGGCGCGTCAGCTGGTCGACGCGATTCTGGCGGATGGCTCGGTGTGGGTGGGTTGATCGCGAACGAGACCAGCACGAGGGCGCAAAAGGCGAGCCAGAGGATGGTGGCGAGAATCATGCTTCCTCCTTCACGCTGGCGCACAGGGTGTCACACAGCGAAATGATCTGGGCCAGCATGACCAGGCCGACGATGGTGCGCAGCAGCCAGCTGTAGTGCGCGCCGTCGTGGGTCATGTGGGCGTCGAGCGCGCCCAGCACGACCAGGGTAACAAGGGAGGTGAGGATCTGGTAGTTTTTCATGCCGCGCTCCACGCGAAAGTCAGTTTGGTTAATTGCTGTGATTTATCCGGCCTGTTCATTTCGCCTTTACGTAGTGCCGGCAGCGGTAATCCAGTCGATTTGACCATATGCCCGCGCTTCATTTTCCGGCGCTTTGGCACCTGCACAATTTCAGGGTCGAATAATTTTGATTTTTCTGGAATTTTTTCCTCCTGAATCAGGTTTTCATGCGGTTTTGGCAATGCTTTCGCATATTGCGCTACCGTGCCGCGCAGGTTCGTTTTAATCGGCACCGTCAATATCTTTCGCATTTTCACTCCTCAAGAAATAGCCATGCCAGCATCGGCGATTCGTATCAACCAATCGGCAATGCCGGCATGGTATTTCCTTTCCCTATTCGCGCCGGGAAAGGCGCTGCCGCTTGCCAAAGCGGCCCAACTCATCGTTGCCGGGCTTTCTAAACCCGTTATTGTCTGCCTACGCAATCATCCGTCCTTATCCTGTACCGGCTTATCTCGCCCAGATTATCAATTCCCCATTCCCGAATCGATACAAGAGCTATTTTCGCTTTCCACTGGTGCCGCGTGGCCGGTATTCATCCGGCAGCTTTACCAGTGCGTACAGATTGCCCACCGCACAGCGCCTGTTGACGCTTGATCGGGTCCAACTACATACGTCGGGTTTTCGTTTGATTGCGCCAGAACCGGAATGCCCGATTCTGTGCGTTTTATGCTGATGGCCTAGTCTGGTTCCGCTGGCGGTATAGGGCGAAGCGGCGCCAGCGACGCGACCGAATGCACGGGGCGAGGCTGGCGCGCGACGAATTCACGCCGGGCGGGTATCAGGTAGGCACGTTGTTAAAGGACGGATTCCGAAGCTGGCCAGCGACAAGGGCGATGTACGCCAGTGAAGCGAAGCAAGCGACGGTGCGCACGTGGATCCGGTAGCGTTCTGTACCGGCGTGCGCCATGAAGCTATCCAGAACCGCGCACGCGCGGCTGTGGATAGCGCCATGGGGCGCTATCGTAGGGTCAGGCGGCGACGGCTTCGGTCTGCACCGTGCGCGCCAGCAGCAGCGCCGTTTCACGCGTGCGCGCCGCTTCAATCAACAGGCTTTCCAGTTCGGCGGACAGTGCGCCAGCTTTGAGCATGTCGGCGACGGTGCGCGCCAGCATGTCCGGTGCGGTAGCGGCTTCGACGCGCGCCGACACGGCAGCGTCCAGCTTGGTGCGCTCTTCGCGTTCGGCATCCTTCGCCAGCTTGGCGGCTTCGGCTTCCTTGGCCGCGCGTTTGGCATCGCGTTCAGCCTTGGCGGCTTCGGCTTCGGCTTCGGTGCGCGCGGGCGTCGCCATGATCATGTTAAAGTTCATGGCGAACTGGTCGGCGTAGGTGGACGCCAACGGGTCCAGAATGAGGAACTGGTCAGTCTTGTCCTTCGGCAAGTCCTTCACCATCTCCGGCGCAGGAAACGCCGCCAGCGTGGCGTGGATGGCGAAATAAACCTTCTGGAAATGCTTCACCCGCGCGGTCAGGGACTTGGCACCGAGCGCGTCTTTGGCGGCTTTGTCGGCGTCCGTGGTGCCGCTGCCATACATGGCGGCATCGGCGGCCAGCTTGGCGAACTGGGTTTTGTTACCAGCTTGCATGATGCTGTAGGCAGCGGAATAGACCGTGCAAGCGATGAGGTCGAATTGTGCTTCCGGTGCGCCAGCGATGGCACGGAAGAGATCGGACATTGCGACGGCGCGGGACTGAGTAGCTTTCATGGTGAACTCCTATGGATAGAGGGGCAAAATTGCCGGGGCGCTGCACTACTGAGACTCAATAATAGCAATTACCTGTGAGCTTATCCAGTTGGGATTTTTTATTGAATCCTGGGATGCGATAGGCAATGACTATGCAGGTGTCTGGGCAAGAATCATGCCAGCTGTGATTTGGTCTGCCCGATTGGTGTAAGTGGTTGGACCAATTGACCGAAATTGGTTGGACCAGAGGTAGAATTGCTTTTGGACAATGCCTCTAGGACGCGTCAGAACGCGCCGTACGGGGCGCGGAAATTGTCGGGTGCGTACAGTGTCCGGCGCGCGCGCCCCGTAGCGGGCGTTCTGGTAGGGATTGACGGGTACACTTTCCTGGCAGCAAGCGGTGCGGCGCCGGCTCCTGCCTCCCCAAAAATTTCCCACAAATTTTCAAACTTTTCACATAAATTACTGATTTTTCTGAAATTTTTCAGAAATTTTCAAAATTTTTGCAAATTTTTGACAGTTTCTAGGCAAAAACAATGCTTCGTGGCATACTTATTGCATGCGAAGCGACGACCTCAAACCCTACATCGACAGGCTCAAGGCCCGGGAAATCTCGGCCCGCGAGGTCGCGCGCCTCATCGGCACCCATGAAAGCTACGTTTGCCGCGTCCTGAAGCGCCTCAAGGTTTCACGTGAAACCATCGTCAAGGCGCCCAGCACGAAAGAACTGCGCGACACCCGGGCTGAATTCCGCCGCAACGCTGCCGCCACGATGAGCATCAAGGACGCCGCGCGCGCCGCCGGCTGCAGCGAACGCACCATCTACCGCATCAAGGCCGGCCTATGAGCACCCACCGCAGCCCGAACCCTGCGGTGACCGCCGCCATCCTCATTGTCTGCATCCCGATCATCGTGCTGTGCGCCTGGCTGCTGGCCAACGTCATCCTCATGACAAGCCGACTGCTCAATCTCATAGGGGCTGTCTAATGGCCATCCAGAATTTCTCGATGGCGCCCGCCAGCGCCAAAGCCGACCCTCTCGACGGGCTTTCCGATGAAGAGCTGATCGCGCTGCGCATGCGCCTGGATAAGCGCCTGAACCTGGACCTCAAGGAGCTCGACCTTGCGGAAGAGCTGGGCATGCAGTACCGCGCGGGCCAGATACTACTTGCCAGCGTCCAGGACGACAAAAACACGCCGGCGAACCAGCGCGCCCAGGTGTTCAACTCGGTAGGCAACATGCTGAAGGACATCGTCAAACAGCAGAAAGTGGTCTACGACGCCGAGCGCCTGAAGCGCTTCGAATCGGCCTTCCTGAAAGTGCTGGAGGATCTGCCGGATGATAAGAAGCGCAAGTTCTTCGACCTCTACGGCGAGTACCTGAAAGGCGACGCGAAAAAGGAAGCAACGGCATGAGCCACGCCGACCCTGCGCTCCTCGAACACCTCAACCGGCTCGAACAGGCGCTCTTCAACAGCTACGACCTGAACGAGGTCGTGCGCTACCTGGAAGAGAAGACCTACCTGAAAGGTGACCGGTTCTCCTTCTACGACCACGAGTTCCAGAAGGACATCCTGTCCGACACCAGCCGCGTGGTCTACGTCCAGAAGTGCGCCCAGGTCGGCATGTCGGAGTGCATGGCGCGCTACGCGCTGGCCGTGACACGCGTGATGCCCTACTTCTCGGTGATCATGACGCTGCCGTATTCGAACGACGCCGTCAACTTCACCAAGACCCGCCTCGACCCCATCATCGACGAGTCGCCCGACCTGCGCGACGCGATCGACAACGACCTGAACAACGCCAGCATCAAGTCGATCGGCAGCAGCCTGCTGTACATGCGCGGCTGCTCGGGCACGACCACCGCGCTGTCGGTCCCGGCCGACATGCTGATCCACGACGAGGTTGACCGGTCCGACCCGGACACCTTGGCCCAGTTCCAGTCGCGCATCAAGCACAGCAAATGGAAGCTCACACGCCGCTTCGGCACGCCGACCACGGAAGGCCGCGGCATCGCGCTGGAGATGACCACGGCGCGGCGCATGCGCCGCGCCTGCACCTGTAATGCATGCGGCCTGCAGTTCATCCCGAGCTTCCACAAGCACGTCAAGATCCCCGATTACGACGGCGAGTTCAAGGACATCAACAAGCACAATATCGACAGCCTGCGCTGGCGCGAAGCGCGCCTGCACTGCCCGGGCTGCGATGCCGAACCGGACCTGAACCCGCAGCACCGCCAGTGGGTTTGCGAGAACCCGCAGGATGATTTCGAGGCGGTCGGCTACTACATCACGCCGTTCGAGGTGCCCAATATCGTCACCGTACCTTCGCTGATCCAGGAGATCACGAAGTACAAGACCTGGGCGGAATTCGTCAACCAGGCGCTGGGCGAGACGGCCGACGCTGGCAGCGCCCAGCTGACGGCCGAAGACATCGAGGCTTGCCGCTACACGGCTGGCTCGCTGGCGTCGAACGAGCTGCATGCCATGGGCATCGACGTCGGCCAGACCTGCCACATCGCCGTCGGCCGCCGCACCCTTGCCGGCCAGCTGCTGGTGGTGCACCGGGAACAGGTGGCGCTGGCCAAGCTGGCGGTTCGCCGGCGCGAGCTGGCGGCGAAGTGGCGCGTCCTGATCACCGTGATCGACGCCTTCCCTGAGACCAACCTGGTGCATCAGATGCAACGCCAGGACAAGAACCTGTACGGCGGCGTCTATTCGCAAAGCCGGCTGCTGGCGACCTACAAGATCGTCATGGTCGACGAGGACAAGGCCGAGGGCAAGCTGCCGATCAACCAGGCGCAGATCATGCGCGACATCAACTTCGACGAGGTAATGGCGCTCTACAAGAGCCGACAGCTGCAGTGGATGCCGATGGGCGACCACACCGACCGCCTCTGGCCGCTGCACATGCTCGACATGAAGCGCACCCAGGTGTTCGACAAGCACCAGGAGCTGGTCTACACCTGGGCGAAGTCGAAGGAAGGCAACGACCACTTCATGCACACCTTGGGCTACTTGCACGTGGCTTCCCAGCTGATGGCGACGGCCTCACGCGACATTCCGTTCGTCGGTGTGAAGCTGTTCGGTACTTTCCGCGTGAAGCAATAATCCCAGGCAAGCAAAATTCTTGCCAGCAGGATAGTTCGGTGCGATACTGCGCCAATGTTCGATGCCGCCCGACAATTCTTTGCCAAGCTGTCCACGCCGAAGGCGGGGAAAAGCACTGGCACGCTCCAGCCGGCCACCAGCCTGCCGGCCATGCCGCTGATCGAGACGCCGAAGACGCCGAACAAGCAGGTCACCCAGCCGGGCTACGTCCCGAACACCAGCTACGTCACCTCGCCGCTGACCAAGAAGGATAGCCGGGTTGTCGTGACCGACGTCGCCGCGGCGGCGCGCCAGACAGCCACTACGCCGGCTGCAATCCGCACGCTGTCGCGCCTGACGCCCGACCTGTCGGCGGCGAACAACGCCTTCCTGCGCGTCGGCATTCCTGAAAAATGGAAAGTCATCGCCCGCAACATCGACGGTAGTTTCAACCGCGAGGCGACCGCGCTGGCCAACAGCATTCTGCGCCAGTTCGACCTGATGCCCGACTACGCGTCCGGCTTTTCGCAGGTCTCGAGCCTGCGCTCGGTGGCCGAAGCCTTGGGCAAGGAGATCCTGGTCGAAGGCGCCATGGCGCTGGAACTGGTGCTCGACAAGAATCGCATGCCTTACAAGTTCCAGCCGGTGGCCGTCTCCCAGCTGGTCTTCGTCGAGGACAAGAATAGCCAGGGCATCAAGGCCCAGCAGCTGATCGGCGGCGAATACATCGACCTCGATGTCCCGACCTTCTTCTACACCTCGCTCGACCAGGACCTGCTGACCGCCTACCCGATCAGCCCGATGGAAGCCGCGGTGCAGCCGGTGCTGACGGCGGCCGACTTCGCTAACGACATGCGCCGCATCTGCAAGCGCGCCGTCTACCCGCGCTATGACGTCGAGATCGACGAAGAAAAGCTGCGCGAACGGCTGCCGCCGGAGATCCTCAACGATGCCGAGAAGCAGGCCGAGTTCATGAATTCGGCGATCGCCGACGTCCAGTCGGTCATCAACACGATGAACCCCGAGGACGCGATCGTCCACTTCGACTTCTTCACCGTCACCGTGGTCGACATGAAGAGCGCCAACAGCGCGGAGAGCTTCAACACCGTCAAGGGCATCATCGACGAAAAGGTCTCGACCGGCGCCAAGGTCATGCCATCGATCCTGGGCCACGGCTCGGGTTCCCAGAATGTGGCCAGCACCGAGACGATGGTCTTCATGATGAGCGCCAACGGCATCATCCGCCTCAAGCTGCAGGAGGTGTTCTCGAAGGCGATGACGCTGGCCGTGCGCCTGTTCGGCATGGACGTCACCGTCGAATTCCGCTACGACGACATCAATCTGCGCCCGACCCTGGAGCTGGAGAGCTTCAAGTCGATGAAGCAGGCGCGCAACCTCGAGCTCCTGAGCCTTGGCTTCCTGACCGACGACGAAGCATCGCTCGAGCTTACCGGCGAAATGACGCCGACCGGCTTCAAGCCGCTATCCGGCACTGGCTTCTATACGCCGGCCGCCGGCGGCGCCGCCGCGGCGCCCGGTGATGGCACGTCCGCCGATCCGACCAATCCGAATAGCAAGGCGTCGCCTCTCGGCAACAAGCAGGGCGCCGCCCAGCAAGGCCAGAAATCCGACGCGCCCAGCAAACCGAAAGGACCGCAAAAATGACCCCGATTTTCTGGGCTGGCTCGGAAGAGAGCTTCGAAGTCTACCTGCAGGCAATCGCCAGCGTGCGCGACATGGCCAAGGAGATCATGGCGCGCGGCGGCGAAGGCCAGCCTGACGCACCCAAGACCTGGCAGAAGCAGGGCAGCCTAGCCATCATCCCGATCAGCGGCTCGCTGATCGAAGGCCATGCCGGCTGGCTGTCCTTCTTCGGCGTCACCGGCTACGCCGACATCGAATCAGCCCTGACCGCGGCCGCCATGGACGGCGACGTCAAGCGCATCCTGCTCGACGGCCGCTCCGGTGGTGGCGCCGCCAGCGGTGCCCAGCCGCTTGCCGATTACATCACCCAGGTCAAGGCGGTCAAGCCGATCGACGCCCACATCAGCACCGTCGGCGCCTCTGCTGCCTACTGGGCCATGAGCGCGGCCGACAACCTGTCGATCAGCCCGATGGGTGTGACCGGCTCGATCGGCGCCGTCCAGATCCACACCGCGGTGCACCGCCAGCTGACCGAGGCCGGCATCGACAAGACCGTCGTGCGCTCGGGCGAATTCAAGATGCTGGGCAATCCGTACGAGCCGCTGTCGGATGCCGCCAAGGCCGAGATGCAGAGCCAGGTGAACGATGTCGCCGCCCTGTTCGAAGATCACGTCGGCAAGATGCTGGGCGTCTCCGCCAGCCATGTGCGCGAGCACATGGGGCAAGGCCGGACGTTCCTTGGCCAGCGCGCCGTGACCGCAGGCCTGGTCAAGAAGGTCCAGACTTTCGATGAAGCTGTTGCCGCAGCGAAAAGTCGTTGACAAAGCAAAATCCGTGCCCAATAATTGCCATCATTCAAGAGGATGCCGAAATGAAACTTAACGCCGCACAACTTGCCTGCGCAGCAGCAGGCGGTACCCCGGAGCAGATCGCCGCACTGGCCGTCGCTCCGGAAGCCAATCCGCCAGGCAATCCAGGCGCTGACGCGAACGCTGCGCCGGGCGCCGCCGGTGCTGGCGCTGTCGCCGCGTCGGGCGCTGCCGCTACCGGTGCTGTGACCGCTACCGCGCCGCCCGCAGGCGAAGGTACCGGCATCGCCGCGCCGGCCGTCGCCGCTTCGGGCGAGCTGGTTTCGCATCTGAAAGCCGAAGTAGCCGAGCTGACCGCCAAGCTGCTGGCTTCGCAAGTCCAGGCTGAAGGCTTCAAGGCCCAGTCCACGGCTGCCGACGGCATGCTCGCGGTGCTGCGCAGTGCGATCGGCGAAAAGATGGTGGCGCTGGGCGGCTCGGCCGACATCGCCGCCGGCTACACCCACGCGAACATCGTCGAGCATTACAACCGCATCGACACCGTGTTCAAGACCCAATTCCGTGTTGGCGGCGTCGCAGCCGTTGCATCTCCGGACGTCAAACCCAACTCCAAGGCGCAGATCAGTCCGATGTTTGCCGCGGCGGTGGAAAACTCTCTCGTTAAATAAAGGGGCGCACCATGTCCAAAGCACATTACATCACTCCGACCGGGCCGACTCCCGATGTCATGGTCGTCCGCCTGGGTGCCTCGCGCACCGTCGGCGGCGTTCCGGGCACCGGCGGCTCCATGACCTTCCTCGAAGAGAGCAAGTTCGTCAAGCTGGTCGGCGAATCGCAGTATGACCTCTGCGCTTCCGGCGACGCCATCGAGGCGCAGATCGTCTCGGTCGAAGCTGCCACCTCCGACGGCTGGACCATCGGCGGCGTGCGCGAGACCAAGGAAGTCTACGTCACCGCGGCCGGCCTGCAGGCCACCGAAGGCACCGGTAACATCGCGATCGGCGACTATGTCGTGGCCGGCACCCAGGATGCCAAGGGCGTGGCGATGACCACCGCCTATCCGAAAGTCCTCAAAGCCGCCGTCCAGGTCGGCGCCGTACCTGCCACGCTGGCTGAAGCCGGCGCACAGTCGAAACTTGCAGCACATGCCTGGCGCGTTGTGTCGCTCGGTCCTGTCGGTTCCGGGGCTCCCGGCACCACCATCGTCATCACTCGCCTCGGGAGCTAATCAAAATGGCATTTTTCATCAATAAAGACGGCAACCATGAGCACGTCGAAATCGGCGCTGATGTGTACGCCGCGGCCAAGGCCGAAAAGAAGTCGGTTCCCCAGTTCCTGAACTCGAAGTTCCAGGCTGACGCCGACATTTCGAAAGGCTCGCCTTTCGCCCAGCTGTGCGCGTCCGAAGGCCTGATCGCCGAGCCGAAGAACAACGTGTTCGGTCTGCGTTCGCCGACCATCGCCGAGATCCTGGACGGCAAGAGCGGCTTCGACGCCGCCAGCTCGACCAACGTCCAGCAGAAGGGCAATCCCTACGGCTCGCAGTCGCGCAACCTGTTCCCGGCCGCGCTGATCGCCGCGATCGAATCGGCTGTCGACGTGGATCGCACCACCGACACCCAGGTGTTCGAAAGCATGGTGGCGCAGAAGATTTCGATCGGTGGCGACACCTTCGAGCAGCCGCTGATCAACTACACCATCCCGGGCGAGCAGGGTCCGACCAAGGCCAAGGCGCAGCGCGTCTCGCAGCTGACCATGGTCCCGACCATCCTGCAGATCACCACCAGCGACAAGGTGCGTCGTCTGCCGACCTACGGTATCGGTATCGAAATGTCGGCGCAGGCCCTGAAGACCCAGACCCTGGATCTGCTGGCCATGACCGTCAAGCGCTACCAGGACATCGAGAAGGACCAGCGCGTCTACAACTACATCTCGAGCCTGTACGTCGGCGACAACGACATGGTGATCGGCGCCGTGCCGACCGTGACCTCGACCTCGTATGACTCGGTCGCGACCGGCGGCGTGATGACCCACAAGGCCTGGGTGAAGTGGCTGACCGACAAACGCAAGTCGCGCAAGATCACCCACGCGATCTGCGACATCGACACCTACCTGAAGATCGAGAACCGTGCTGGTCGTCCGGGCCTGTCGGCTTACGACAACCGTCTGCCGATCATCGAAGCGCAGGCTCGCGTCACCAATCTGGACTTCCAGGACGTGACCTTCTTCATCGTCGATCCGGCAACCCAGGGCGGCCCGGTGCCGGCCGGCGAAGTCTGGGGCCTGGACGCCCGCAAGGCGATCACCTCGGTGTCGAACACCGAAGCCGAGTACCAGGCGACCGAAGAGTTCATCCTGCGCCGCAGCTCCATGATGGTGATGCATTGGAGCCAAGAGGTGTACCGCACGTTCGGGGATGCTGAGTTGACTCCGTTCACGCGCCTGGTCATCGCGTAATCCGCGAGCGCCAAAAGAAACAGCCCTTCGGGGCTGTTTCTCATTTCTGGCAAACACTTGCTGCTTGTCACTTTCCATGCCACAATATCTGCACCACAACTAAGGAGTCACACCATGGCCGAAATCCCCCGCATCTGGCTGCGCAGCGAAGCCAGCTTCCCGATGATCGACCCCGTCTCCGGCACCCGCTTCGAGCCGGGCACTGCCGTGCGCGCCGACCACACCGACTGGGTCAAGAGTCAGCCGGTAATCAAGCGCACTGCCAATCCGGACGACAGCCCGACCGAGAAGGATCTGCAGAAGATCGCCGACCTGAACGCCGCCGACGAGCTGGCGCGTCAGGAGCGCGAGCGCACCGCCGAGCACGCCCAGCGCCTGGCCAACGGCAAGCTGCCGGTCGAAGACGCTGTCGCCCAAGCTGTGGCGCCGGCGCCGGTGGCAGTCGACAAGGCACCGGCATGAGCGCCGTGATGCGGGCCAAGCTGGCCGTCTCCGGCGTGAGCTCGTTCTCCGGCAGCGACTCGCTGAGCTTCCGCGCCGTGTGTCTGAAAGAAGGCTACCCGGCTGACGGTAGCGACGAGAACAACTCGTTCGCGCGCTGGACACCGATGGCAAACCTGACGATGACCGTGAACAACCCTGACCTGATCGGTAAGTTTAAGGTTGGCGACGAGTTCTACGTCGACTTCACGCCTGTGGTGCCGGCATGAAAGCCAAAATCATGGCAGTAGCCATGCGCCTAGCCTGCTGGAAGATCGGCCTGGACTGGCAGATGAAGCATCGCCACCTGACGGTCCGAAAGACCACCGCTGTCGGGCCATCCACGCCGTTCAGCTGACCAAAGACCGCCTTCGGGCGGTCTTTCTTTTAATCAAGCAATTTCTGTGCCACAATACCTCCACTCCGGAGGAACCCATGACTGATCTCGTCCTTACCAGCAGCGTGCGCGCCGTGCTGGGCGTATCCAGCAAAGAGCTGCCCGACAGCGTCCTGACCAACCCGATCTACGCGACGCGGCTGCGTGAAGATCTGCGCGATATGCACGTGCAGCTGATAGCCGATTTCGCACGCGCCAATGCGCTGCCGCAGCCGTCGGACGACGAGGAGCGATTCCTCGAACTTGCCGCCAGCTACGGCGCCTACCATGTGGCCAACCAGTGCCTTGCGGCGCTGCCGATGTTCTCGCCCTTGACTATCAAGGACGAAAAGGCCGAGCTCACCCGCAACGTCGACTCGTTCAAGCAGCTGCGCGTCGACGTGCCGGCCGTGATGTCGCTGCTGAAGACCCGACTGCTCAAGGCCTACGCCGCGGTCAACGTCGACGCGCCGGCGCCGAACCCGACCACACGAACATTTGCCGCCTCCGTCGGCCTGGCGACCGACCCGGTTACCGGAGCCTGACCATGGAATTTTCCGCTGTCACGTCGTTTTTCAACAACGATCCGGTCTACGACGCGTACACCGGGGAATTCATCTGCAACTGCCATTCGAAGGCACACAACGACCAGTCTTCAGCCGGCGCCACGATTCGCCGGCGGACCATGACGACCGAGGTCGACGTCACCATGCCGGCGCGCAGCGTCGTCACGCTGCTGGGTGACCCCTGGCTGGTCGGCCACAGCAACGTCGACAGCTTCCAGGGTGACGCCGTGCGGCGCGTCTGGGGCCTCAAGCGCGGCATCAACACCATGCGCATGCTGTCGCCAGCGGAAGCCTGCGCGGGCGCCTCGGGCACGCTGCTGTACGCCCAGAAGGAGCTCTATCGCGACATGCAGAACGTGAAGAGCTTTTCCGACTGGGATCCGCTCTGGAGTGTGAACGTGGCGCCCAGCGAGGGCGCCGACGCGCGCGGCAAGTTCCTGCGCGAGGGCTCGACCCTGTTCCGGATCCGCGGCCTCTACATGGAGGTCGACGGCTTGCTGGTGTTCGAAGCCGACGAATTCGAGAGCGACGCGCTGCAGTCGGCCACCTTCACGACCGGCACCCTGAACGTCGTGACCGACCGGATGGAGGCGGCCAACACCACGCTGCAGGTGATCCAGGGCGACTCGCTCAAGTTCTACCGCTACCGCACACAGGTCGAGGCTGACAGCCAGCCGGGCGACCGGGTGGTGTTCGTGCCGGCCGCCAGCGCGGCGCCACAACCCGGCTCGCAGCTGACCATGCTGGGCGCCACCTGGCGCGTGCTGACCTCGATCATCGAGCTGGACGCGCGCGTGCTGCGGGTGAGGCTGGCGTGATCGCGATCAATGCCACCAAGCTGGCCGCCTCGATCAAGAGCCTTGCGCTGATCCGGAAGAAGGTGCAGGAGGCAGGCGACGCGGCTTTTCGCCAGAAGCTCTATTACCTGTATGAGCGCGGCGTTCTGGTCTCGCCGCAGTGGTCCGGTGACTTCGCCAGCAACTGGAACATCGTCGTCGACGGCAACATGCCGGTCTACAAGCCGTGGCCGGGCAAGTTCGAGTCGCGCATGTCGCGCAGCGACGGTGCCTACGACGGCGCCGCGGCGTACCGCGTGACGCCGCACCAGGCCGGCGACCCGGAAGCCGTCGGCACGGCGCTGGCGCGCGGCGCGGCGCAGCTGCGCGGCGTGACGATGAAGAGCCGCGTGCACTTCGTCAACGCGACCGAGCTGGAAGTCGGCGACGGCGGCGCCACGATGATCGGTCTCGATGGCGTCGAGCATCTGCGGCCCGAGAACGTCATCCCCGGTCACATGCGCATCGAGCAGTACATCCGCGCACAGGCGGTGGCCATCCCCAACATGCCAAATTCGGAAATCCCATGAGCGACGTCTTTACCACCACCCAGCTGCGCGAGACCATCATGGCCACGATTGCCCAGGCCGCGGCCAGCTATACCGCCTACCCGGTCACGATCGAGACCAGCAACCGCGACGTTGTCGACCAGGTGGGCCAGACCAACCCCTACCTGCAGGTGACGATCGCCAACATGGGTGGCGAGCAGACCGAACTTGGGCCGAACCCGCTCATCAAGCGCAGCGGTCAGATCCTGCTGGCCGCGGTCGTCAAGGACGGCACCGGCACGGCCGATGCGGAAGCGCTGCGCGACTACTTCATGGCGCAGCTGAGCACCGCACAGCTTGGGATCGTGCAGTGCCAGGCTGGCTACCCGGTGCAGGGCAGGCCGCTCAAGGGTCTCTGGTTCGAGCCGGCGATCATCCCGTTTTTCTACTTCAGTCGCGACCGCTGAAATAAGTGGCAAACAATTGACACTTGGCAATAGTTGCCTGCTAGACTCCGGAGAAATTTCCTCGGAGAACTAACATGCCCACTTTCGCTAATGCCAGCCGCGAGCAAATCGCTTATGTTCCGGAAGCCCAGTTCGGTGTCATCCCGGTCACCGGCAACCCGTATGCGCTGCGCAACACTGGCGAATCCCTGTCGTTCGACCTGACCAAGGAGAACGACAAGGAGATGAACCCGACCGCGGAACTCACCTCGTCGACCACGACCTACGGTGAAGCCAAGGGCGACATCAAGGTGCACATGCAGTACGCCGAATACGACCGCCTGCTGGCCAGCCTGCTGCGCTCGACCTGGAGCGTTTATGGCACCAACGGCGTGGGCACCACCTTCTCCGCAACCGTCACCGCCGGCGTCGCCGGCACCACCGCATCGGTGATCACCGCCGGCGCCGCGCCGACTGGTTCGAGCGCTTTCTCGAACCTGCAGCCGGGCCAGTGGTTCCGCGTCAACATGCCGGGCGACCCGAACGATGGCAAGCTGGTGCGCAATTCGACCTCGGTCGCTACCACCGCCACCGCCATCACGCTGGACGTCAACACCCCGCTGGTGGCCTCGGCCGCGGTGGCCGGCAGCTCGATCGCCTCCTCGCGGCTGTCGAACGGCACGACCTTGCAGTCGTTCACCATCGAGAAGCAGCAGCAGGACATCAACCAGTTCCAGACCTTCCGCGGCATGTACGTGTCGAAGCTGTCGACCCAGATCGCCTCGAAAGCACTGACCGACGCAACCTTCAGCTTCCTGGGCAAGGACGCGCTGGTTAGCGGCGCCGGCCAGACCCTGACCACCACCCGCCTGACCGGCGCCGTGGCAGCGTCGAACACCTACGACATTCAGAACGGCGTCAAGGGCGTCGGCCAGCTGTGGGAAGGCGGCGCGCCGCTGGTCTCGACCTCGATCAAGACGATCTCGTTCGATGTGGACAGCGGGCTGCGCGCGCAGGACGCGGCCGGCACGCTGGGCCTGGTGGGCGTCGGTATCGGTACCTTCATGGCCAAGGGCAAGATCACCGTCTACTTCGCTGACGGCGCGCTGTACAACAAGTTCCTGAACGATACCTACACCTCGTTCACGGTGTCGACCCAGGATACCGCCGGCAATGGCTACGTCATCACCTACCCGAAGGCGATGCTGACCAGCGGCAAGATCGTGGCCGGCAGCAAGGATACCGACATCATGGCCGAGTTCGACTACACTGCGTACTCGGACAAGGGCAACGCCAATCCGGCGCTGCGCAAGACGATGTTCATCGACCGCGTCGGCGCGGCCGTGACGCCGTAACAGTTTCATGGGTGGGTGTGGTTGGGGCGCGGCTTCGGTCGCGTCCTTTTTATTTCCTGCGGGATCTTGACAGCAGGCAAGCTACTCTGCAAACTGTCACCTCCACAACCCACCTCATCAGGACCTGAATATATGGACTTCTACCGCGAATACGCCACCGACCCTAAAGCCGAAATCGAAGGCAGGGATATCCCCTGGGGCGGCGGTATCACGCTGACCATCGCGCGCACCCACAACCCGAAGTACACCAGCCTGTTGGCCAGCCTGTACGAAAAGCACAAAGAAGCACTGGACCGCCGCTCGACCGACGAAGAGCGCGCAGCCGCGGAGACCCTGTCGAATAAAATCATGGCTGAAGTCATGGCCAAGTCGGTCCTGGTGGGCTGGTCCGGCCCGGTCGCCTATAAAGGCGAGAATCTGGAATACAGCGCAGCCAATGCCCAGAAGCTGCTGGAGCTCAAGGACTTTCAGGCCGAGGTGGCCAAGCGCGCTTCCGACTTCCGCAACTTCCGCTTCGAGATCGAGGAGGCGGACGCAAAAAACTCGCCGACTACCTCCGCTGGGACCTGACGTGGGGGCCGCAGCTCAAGTTCCTGCTTGAGCAGCAGGCGGATGGCAGGAGCCCCAAAGCACTTGCCACCCGCCCGGTACTGGATGTGCGGCAGTACCACTACTACACGGCCTACCAGGCTGTGTCCCGCAGCCGCAACGTGAGCATGGCAGGGCCGCTACCGATCCCGATCTCCGAAATATTGGCATACTTCATCATGTTCGAAATCACAAACCTGTCAGAACGTGAGCGCATCCTCAAATTCGTGAATCAGCTCGACAGCATCTATCTTGAGCACGTTGCAGCGCAGAAACCAAAGTAATTCCTCTAGGAACTTGCTTCGCGGAAGCCCTCGTTAGATAATGACAATCTAACGGGGGCTTTCCATATGAGTGAACCAATTGACGTTCCATTAACCGGCAGTGGCGGCGAGAGTATCGATCGCCTCACGTCGGCTGTCGATCGCTTAATCGGAGCGATGGAGCGCCTTGGGGATAACTCGGCGCTAGACAAGCTTGCCCAGCAGATCGAGGTGATGCAGGCCACCATGGTGACCGGCTTCGCCAATCTCGCCGCCACGGCCGAGAAGACGCTGCAAGGACTTGCCGCCCGGCAGGTGAAGGCGATCGAAGAAGGTTCGACCGAGGTCACCGCGGCGCTGGACGCCGCCGGCATGAAGGCACAAATGGCGCGCGAGCGCCAGATGGACCGCCAACTCAGCACCGACAGCGCCTTCAACCAGGCGCGCCAGGGTATGCTCGAAGGCGCGCGCGATCGCGAGATCGCACTGGAATCCCTGTTTGACCGCGCGCGCGAAGAGATCGCCCAGAAGGGCCTAGCCGCACGCATCCTCGACTACGATCGAGAAGAGCAGATCGCGGTCCAGTGGGCCGCAGCGCTGGAGAAATCTCGCGAGCGTGTGCTCGCGGGCGAGGCCCTGTTCGAGCGCGTGCGCGAAGAAACCGCCCAGAGAGGGCTGGCCGCTCGGATCCTCGACTACGACCGTGAAGAGCAGATCGCCGCCCAGTGGGTCGCGTCCCTCGAAAAGACTCGCGAACGAGAGCTCGCCGGCGAAGCTGCGTTCAACCGGGCGCAGGCAGAAATGCTGGCCAAGCGCGAAGCAGAAGCGGCAGCCGCCGCCGAGCGCAACCGCGCCCTGAATACCGGCTTCCTGACCGCCAGCCCGGCGTCCCAGGTGCGCACGGCTTCGCAGGCGCAGATCTACAGTCAGCTGGGTGGCGATGCTTCCGCGCGCTACGGCAGCGAGGCCTCGGCAGCCGGCGCGCTGGCTGCCGCGCAGGCCCGACTGGCAACCACGTCGCGCGAGGCAGGTGCCGCCCAGCTCGAGCTCGATGGCGCGCTGCGTCAGGTCGAGGGTGCTTTCCGCGGCGCCGCGCACCAGGCTGGCATCTACGGCTTCCACCACGGCCAGCTGATCGCGCTGCTCGCTGGTGGCGCGGTCGCGGCCGGCCTGCATCACATCGCCGAAACTGGTGCCGAGGTGGAGTTCCAGCTGGCTTCACTCAACGCCCTGTCGGGTGAGGGTACGCCAGTCGACATGAACAAGTTCATCGGCATCACCGCCGGCTCGATGACGAGCCTGAAGGATGCCGCCGAGGGCGTGCACGCGCTGGCACAGGCCGGCCAGGACCAGGGTGCCGCCTTCGCGGCCCTGCCGGACGTGATGCGACTTGCCTCGCTGGGCGAGATGAGCGTGGCCCAGGCGTCCGAGATGGCCGTGGAGTCGATGCATGCCTTCGGCAAGGAGATCACGGACCTCGGTAACATCGGCGACATCCTGGTGGCGGTTGGCGCCAAGTCGAACCTGTCGGTGCACAAGCTGGCTGAGGACATGAAGAGCGCGGCCGTGACCGGCGCGCTGTTCAACCTCAACATGGAAGAGATCACGGCGACGGTCGGCGCGCTGGCCGAGCGTGGCCTGACCATCCAGCCGCTGTCGTCGGCCCTGAACAAGCTGTACGAGCCGTCGGCGAAAACCGCCAAGGTGATGAAGGACTGGCATCTCGAGGTCAAGGACGGCGAGGGCAACCTGAAGAGCTACACCAAGTTCATGGGCGAGCTCGCGGCCAAGGTCGGCGAGTTCCGGGTGCCGGCCGACGCCCTGAAGCAGCTGGGCATGTCGCCGCAATCCATCAAGGCGATGGAGGTGATGACTCAACACCTTGGCGACTACAAGCATCTGCTGGAAGAGGCTGAGAACGCCCACGGCAAGATGTTCGACGCCATGCTGGTGAAAGAGGACACGGTCGAGGGCGCCTGGAAGCGTCTGGGCAGCACGGTCGAAGGTTCGCTCGTCAAGGCCTTTGAGAGCGCCAGCCCAGCCATCCGCGAGGTGGAGGCGAGCCTGATGCACATGGCCGGCTCGGAGAGCTTCCAGAATGCACTGGCGAATATCGCCGGCGGCGTGGCGCGCCTGACACAGACCCTCGTCGAGGGCGTAGGTCCGCTGACCAGCATGCTGGTCGTCTACGCCGGCCTGCGGATCCTTGCAACGGCTACTACCTGGATCAATGAGTTTGTCATTGCCCAGCGGGCACAGGCAATCGCCACTGCCACCACCACCACGGCCCTGCGCGCTGAGACTGTCCAGCTGGAGCTGTTCGCCACTGCTGAAAATACGGCAGCCACCGGCGCCACCCGTTTCGCCACCAGCCTCGACATCCTGACTATGTCCGCAGCCGGCATCAGCCGCGCGTTCGGCTGGATCAGTCTGGTTGTCATCGGAGCCACGGTCGCGATTGACCTGTTGGGCGGCCGGATGGACAAGTTCGATCAGGAGCAGCTGGCGCAGCAGAACTCCTTCAACAACACCGTGGACGCCGTACAGCGTGAAATCGACCGCCTGAAAGGCCTGGAAGATCAGCTGCGCAAGACCGGCGAGACCGGCACCAGTGCGGCAGCCCAGGTGGCGATCGGCTTCGCCCAAATGCAGGAAGCCAGCGCCGAGGCGGACCTTGCCGCCGCCAAGAAGGCCCGGCCGCAGATCACAGCCACCTCCGGCATGATGGTGGTGGGCGGTCTGGCGCCGGTGGTGGATCAGCCCACGGCAGCCCAGCAGGCTGCCGTCGATGCCGCCCAGATCGCCTACGACAAGGCGCATGCCCAGACCGTCAAGGCGCTGAACCTGTTCGCCGAGCTGGACAGCCGGGAGGAGGACGTCAAGACCTTGATGAACGTCTCCAGCCTGAAGAAGAAGGTGCACGAGCTGCCAGAGAACGTCACGCCTGTCCTGCAGACGCCGGCGGCGAAAGCGGCGGCCGAAGCGGCCAATGCAGGCCTGCACGCCCTGCATGAGCAGGAGATCACCGAAGGCAATGTGGTCGAGCTCACCAAGACTTACGACCAGGTGCAGAAAAACATCGCCGCGACCAAGCGTGAGATCACCGCCATTAATGGCGGCGACAAGGACACGGCGCACGTGCGCATCGAGCAACTGCAGGAGGAGCTGCGACTTGCCCAGATGCTGAGCAAGTCCCGGGTCGACGACCTGAAGTCGGAGAACAAACGCGGCGAGCTGGGCGACCTGCAGCTGATCAACAAGGAGCTGGCCGAGAAGCTCTCGCTGGACCAGAAGGCGCTCGACCTGGCGCGGGCAGAGCTTGCTTCCGCCGGCCCGCTCAAGCCCGGCCAGCAGGAGAAATTCAATAGCCGTATCAAGTCGGCCAAGCTGCAGGTCGAAATCGACCAGGACGCGGCCGAGCGCCAGAAGCTGGACCTGTTCGACAAGATGAACACGGCTGAGCTGCAGGCGCGCGCGCAGGCGCTGCAAAGCCGCGGCCAGCTGGAAGACGCCTTCCTGATGACGTGGGAAGCGAAGAATGCAGCCACGCTGGCGAACCTGCGCCGCGACATGGCCGATTCGGACAACCAGGAATACGTCGACCGCCTGCAGCGCTACGAGCAGTTCCTGCTGCAGCAGAAGGCGTTGGGTCAGAACGACGCACGCTTCAAGGAGGGCAAGGAGGCCTTCGGCGCGGCGAACGCGACTCTGCGCGAGCGCCTGAGCGACGCCGCGCTGCAGAACGGCCCGGGCAGCGGCCTGTATTCGTCGCTCAACAGCGGCGTGCTGGCGCAGCAGGCCTACGGCGATATGATCCCGCAGCTGCAGGCGGCCCAGGCGCGCGTGGCGCCGACCTCGTCGATCATGCGCGGCGGCGACGCCAGCAAGATCAAGGAAGCCCAGAACGAGCTGCGCCAGATCCAGGAGCAGATGGCGGCAATGCGCAACACCACTGTCTCGATGGCGCAGGAGATCGGCAAGGCCCTGACCGAAGCGTTCGGCAAGGGCGGCACCGCGCTGGGCAGCATGCTGACGGCCACCGCCGCCTACGGCGCGAAGGTGCAGGAGATCCAGGCGACGCTGAAAGATAGCGGTGGCGGCGAAGAAGCGAAGGCGCAGGCCGCCAACGCCACCGCATCGGCGCAGCTGAAGGCCTACGGCGACATGTCCAGCGCCGCCAAGGGCTTCTTCGACGTCAACTCGAACGGCTACAAGATCCTGCACGCCACCGAGCAGACGTTCCGCGCGTTCGAGCTTGCTCAGGCGCTCACCACTACCGCGAAGAAGATTTTCTTCAAGGAGACCGAGGTCGCTACCTCCACCGCGCTGAACGGCACCAAGGTCGCTGGCGAGGCTGCGACGACCGCCGCGTCCACCACGCTGGCAGGTGTCGAGGCGAGCGCATGGGGCGTCACCGCGGTGGCCAAGGCCATCGCGTCTCTCCCGTTCCCGTTTAACCTTGCCGCCGGCGCCGCTACCATGGCTGCATTGTTGGCGGTCGGCGTGAAGCTGACCGGTGGATTCGGTGGCGGCAGCAACGCGGCCGACCGACAGGCCGAGAACGGTACCGGCACCATCGCCGGCGACCCGAAAGCCAAGAGCGAATCGCTCGCCAAGTCGATGGCGCTGGTCGAGAAGAACACCTACAACGGCTTGACCGTGTCGGTGAGCATGCTGACGACCCTGCAGTCGATCGACTCGACCATGGCGAATTTCGCCGGCTTGGTGCTGCAGAACTCGAACATCGCCAATCCGGAGGTGCACCTCAACACCAACAATGGCCTGGCGACCACCGCCGCGAAGGCTGGCGTGGTGGCCGCTGCTACGGTCCTGCTGGGGCCGATCGGAGGCGTCGTCACCGCACTTGCCATGCAGATCCCAGTGATCGGCAACGTGCTGGGCAAGATCGGTACCGCTATTTTTGGCGGCAAGCAGACGCTCGACGATAGCGGCTTCATGATGGGTCCGACCACGCTGGGCGCGGTTGCCGCCGCCGGTGTCAGCGCGAAGACCTACGCCGACGTCACCACCAGCGGTGGCTGGTTCAGCTCGGACAAGCACAACACCCAGTCGACGACGCTCGACGCCGAGGCCAATCGCGCCATCGCCCAGGTCATCACCGGCATCGGCGACTCGATCAAGACGGCCAGCGCCATTCTGGGCCTGTCGGGCAGCGAGTTCGACGCGAAGCTGAACGGCTTCGTTATCGACATCGGCAAGATCAGCCTGAAGGGTCTGTCCAGCGCCGACCAGCAGGCTGCCATCCAGTCCGCTTTTTCGAAGCTCTCGGACCAGATGACGACGGCCGCCGTGGCCAACATCACCCAGTTCTCGAAAGCGGGCGAGGGCGCGCTCGAGACCCTGACGCGCGTGGCCACCGACTACCAGACCGTCGACGCGGTGTTCCAGTCGTTCGGGATCGCCTTCGCCGAAGTCGGCGTCTCCTCGATTGGCGCGCGCGAGAAGCTGATCGAGCTCTCCGGAGGCCTGTCCAAGTTCACCAGCCAGGCAGAATTCTTCTTCAAGAATTTCCTGACCGAGGGCCAGCAGACGGCCGCCACGCGTAATGCGATCGACCCGACCCTGGGCAAGTACGGCTTGTCGACGGTCGGCCCGGACGCGGTCCAGAAATTCGCCCAGGTGACCCTGGCGTTCGGCGCGATGGGCGAGGCCGGCGCCGCGGCGTACGCCGAGCTGATGAACATCGCTCCGGCCTTCAAGACCGTCACCGACGTGGCCAAGGACTTGCAGGACCAGATCGACTCGCTCCTGATGACCCAGGCGCAGAAGGACGCTGCCGCGCGCGCCGCGCTGGACCCGGCCAACCAGGCCCTGTTCGACCAGCTGCAGCAGGCCAAGGCGGTCTCGCAGGCGCGCTCGAGCATCGCCAACGCGTACCAGAGCGAAGCCTCGACGCTGCAGTCCGCGATCGACAAGCTGAAATCCTTCAGCGCCTCGCTGCACAGCTTCGTCAATTCGCTCCAGCTCGGCGGCATGTCGACGCTGAACCCGGCCGACAAGTACGGCGCCGCGCTGTCGCAGTTCAACACGACGCTGGCGAAAGCGCAGGCAGGCGACAGCACGGCGCAGGGCAATCTGCAGTCGGCGGCGCAGGCGTTCCTGCAGGCCTCGCGTGACGCGAACGCGTCGAACAGCACCTACCAGTCGGACTACGACCGTGTCACCGCCGCGGTCAACGCCATGGCCGACATGGCCGACGGCCAGGTCAGCGAGGGCCAGCAGAACCTTGCGGCGCTGTACCAGCAGATCTCGCAGCTGACCACGCTCAACGAGAGCGCCCTGTCGATCGTCGAGGCGGTCAACAACCTTGCGATCGTCAACTCCGGCGGCAAGGATTCGGCCGTCAACACCTCGTCGCTGATGTCGCTCTACCAGGAGCTGCTGGGCCGCGCGCCGGATGCGGAAGGCTTTGACTTCTGGAGCAAGGCGCTGCAGAACGGCACCTCGTTCTCGTCGATCGTCACCGACTTCAAGAACAGCCCGGAGTATCTGGCGCGCATGGGCGCGCAGCAGCCGGTGACGAGCGTGTCACCGAGCACCCAGTACGGCGTGGTGGCGGCCGGCGCCAACCCGACCTCGCAGCTGACTGGCCTGTACCAGCAGCTGTTGGGTCGCGCGCCGGATGCGGAAGGCTTCGATTTCTGGAGCAAGGCGATGCAGAACGGGGTTTCGCTCTCGTCGATCGCCACCGACTTCATGAAGAGCCCGGAATACCTGAACCTGCATAGCGTGCCGACGACCAGCGTCACGACTGATCCGTATAGCGGTATCACCGCCCAGAACGCGCAGATGATCGCGCAGCTGACGGTGCTGAACGGCCAAATGAGCGGTTTGCGCGCCGAGCAGCAGACGCAGGCTGACCAGCAGGTCTATGCCACCATGTCGGCCGGCGCCACCACTGGTGACGATGTGGCCGAGGCCATTACCAGCGCGACCATGTCCGCGCGCTGGGACAACTCGAACCAGGTAACGATCCGATGACAAACGCCCAGTACCTCGCCTGGCTGAACGACCCCTCCGCCATCCGCATGGTGCTGGTGGAGGCGGTCGCCAGCGTGAACGGGGTCGACACCACGTTCTACCTGTCGACCCTGCCCTACACCAGCGCGGCCGCCGACACGCCGGCGAACCAGCCTTACCGTGCCGCGCTGATCGCTTCCGACCTGCAGACCACGGAAGGCCTCTCGCTCGACGGCAGCGCCACCATGACGGTGGGCGACATCGGCGTGCAAAATGCCGACGGCGCCTACGACGCGTGGCTCGGCTATGTCTGGACCAACCGCCCGGTCACCATCCTGTTCGGCGACGTGCGCTGGCCACGCAGCGACTTCCAGGTGATCTTCAACGGCGTGTCCGCCGACATCGGCAACAAATCGCGCACCTCGGTCAACCTGAAGATCCGCGACAAGCTCGAGCGCCTGAACGCGGCGATCTCCGAACACCTGGTGGGCGGCACCACGTCGAACCAGGGCGCGATGGTGCCGCTGGCATTTGGCGAAGTGGTCAACGTCACGCCGCTGCTGATCGACCCAACCACCTTGCAGTATCAGGTGCACGACGGCGCGATCAACGGCCTGATCGAGGTGCGCGACAACGGCGTGCCGATCGCCAACGACACGCTCGGCTGGGCCAAGGTCACGGTGGACGCCGCGCACGGCACCTTCCGGCTGGCCAGCACGCCGGCCGGCACCCTGACAGTCTCGCTGCAGGGCGACATCGGCGGCGGCAGCTACGCGAGCACGGTGGCCGGCATCGTCAAGCGCATCGCCACCGGCTACGGCTACACGGGCAACCAGTTCAGCGCTGGCGAGATCGACGCGACCAACTTCGCGGCGTTCGACACTGCGCACCCGCAGCCGATCGGCATCAGCGTGACTGGCACCACCAACTCGCTCTCCGTGATCCAGCAGGCGACCGGCGCCCTGCAGGCGCAGCTGGTGGCATCGCGCACCGGCCTGCTGCAACTGCAGCAGATCGACTTTAGCAACCTGGTGCCGAGCTTCGACATTAAGCCGGCCCACATGGTCGAGCACAGCATTTACCCTCAGGCGCGGGAACTCGTGCAAGCCTCGGTGGTACTGACCTTCTGCCAGAACCAGACCCAGCAGGCGAACCTGACAACCAGCTTGCCGGCCGAGGCGCTCTCGCTCATGGGCAAGGCGAACTTCGAGTCGACCGCGGTAGACGTTTCCGTCAAGACACTGTATAAGCTGACGACGGAGCCGACGAAGGTCGACACTGTGCTGCTGCGCCGGATCGATGCCGATGCCGAAGCGCAGCGCAGACTGAACATCTGCAAGGTGCCGCGCACGACCTACCAATTCGACGGCTTCGCCGCGCTGTTCCAGCTGCAGCTGAACCAGGCGGTCCGGCTCTTCCACCCGCGGTTCAACCTTGCCGCCGGCGCCGCAGGCCTTGTGGTTTCGATGACCACGAACTGGGCACTTGGCCGCACCACTGTTGGAGTCATGGTCTGATGGTAGCGCCCGTTAACGATTTCGATGTCCGCCTGCAGGCCGAGACGGTGCGCACGCTGGCGCCGCGCGGCGGCCTGATCCTGTCGGCGACGTCCAACGTGGTCACGGTGGGCGCCGGCGGCGCCGGCTCGCCATCGATCATCACGCTGGTGGCGACGCCGCTCAGCCTCGTCGGCACCGTGGCCTGGACGACGTCGCCGTCGGTGCCACTGACCATCGACCAGACCGGTCTGATCGCCACGCTGGCCTATGCCGACATGGGCACCAGCAGCGTGGTGGTGACCGCCACGCTGACCGCCAACAGCCTGACCTACGCCGACAGCCGCACGATCTCGCAGGTCTCGATCGGCAGCCTCGGCTACACCGGCGCCCTCGACGCCACGCGCAACAACAGCGCGCAAGGCACGCTTGCGAACCGGCCAACGGGCGCGAACGGCGACTTCTACTTCGCGACCGACACCTTGACCCTGTACCAGAAGGTGAGCGGCTCTTGGGCCAATGCGGCCACCGCCGGCGCCACGCTGGGCACCGACGTGCGCGGCTCGATCAGCGACACCAACGTCGGCAGCCTCGTCACGGTCTCGAGCGTCTCGAAGCTGACCACCTATCTCGGCACTTTCAAGACCGGCGTCAGCGGCGCGCGCGCCGAGCTCAGCGACGGCGGGCTGAAGGTGGTGTCCAGCGCCGGCGCCACGATCCGCATCGGGAATTCCTCGCTATGACGTTCGGCTTCGAGGTGATGCGCGCGAACGGCTCGATCATGACGAATGGCCTGTCCAAGGGCGGCGTCCTGATCGACGTGCTGACGTGCCCGGCCGGCACCACCGGCAGCAAGAGCTACCCGCGCAGCCACATGGCAGGCCTCAGCTACTATTTCGCGCGCGCGGGCGCGCACTTGATCAGCCTGGCCGACCAGGTCGGCGGTGACGGCACCGTGCAGGGCACGGTGAAGTGGGCATGGACCGCCAGCGGCTGGCAGCAGGACACGGTGCTGCTGGTGTTCGCCAAGCGGCTTGATTCGGCCGACACCTTCGGCATCCAGCTGACGAACGACGCCGGCGATATTCTGGTCGACCCGCTATACCCGGCGCCGCAATTCGCTGGCACCGTGCAGCTGGGCACCAACGCCACCATGAGCTACATGACGCCGGACGGCTACAAGGCCAATGTCCACTCGGTCACGGTGAACATGCGCGCCGGTGCCGACAAGATGATCCTGATGAACCTGCCGGACTCCGGCGCCAACGACACCTGGTACCAGCTGCGCAAGGAATACGCGCTGGCCAGCGAGTCAAGCGCGCTGGTGGAGGTGGTGGTCTACACGAAGGCCGCCAGCTACCAGCTGCCGTCGCTGCACTTTTACGCCGTCAACAGCCCGATCTCGTCCGGGTCTGCATTCACGGTGTCGGTGCGCACGCCCAGCCAGCAGATCACTTACGACGCCGCGGCCGAGGGCTTTAGCGGCGTTGCCGAGCTGCAGATGACGTACGTGGGCTACAGCTACACGACGACCTACAGCCTGCCGGCCGGTTATACCTGCGGCGTGTCGGTGCCCTTCTACCGGCAGCAGGCCACCACTGCGAACGGGACCGCCTACGACGAGTCGGTCTATGTCGGGGTCGGCAGGCGGGTCGGCACCCAGCTCACACTTGGGGTCATGCTTGACGCGCGCAGGACGGTGGCATCAAGCTCGGCAGCCGTGTACACCGCTGGCGGCACCCAGCTGCGCTATAGCCCGGTGGCCGACATCAGCCAGCTGTCGCCGACGACCATCACCGGCACGCCGGCGGCGATCAGCACGCTGCCGTCATTCACCCTGCAACCGAACAACCAGGCGGTGCACCCAGGCCAGAGCGCGACTTTCACGGTCGCGGCAACTGGCAATCCGGCGCCGACGTTTCAGTGGTACATGAACGAGGGCGCGGTGCCGGGCGCCACCAGCACCAGCATTACGCTGACGGCTGGCAGCACGCCGAGCGACACGGCGCTGTACTGCCGCGCCATCAACAGCATGGGCACCGTTAACAGCAACACGGCCTACTTCACCGTGACCAATCTGGTCAACGCCCAGATCACCAGCACGCAGGGGCACGGCGGCTACGTGGGTGACGTCGTGACATTCTCGATGGCTGCATCGGGCGACCCTGTCCCGTACTGCACCATCACAGGCGCCGGCGGCATCTCGGCGGCCGGCTACGGATCCTGCTCGACCACAGTCACGCTGGCGCTGGCCAACAGCGGCTCCGTCGACTATAGGGCCGACAATCGGGAGGGTGCCTATGGTGCGGTAGATTCCATCCACACCAGCATCACGGTGACCAACACACCGCCCCCGCCGCCGACCACGCCAGTGGTCACCCAGCAGGTGGGCGATGCCTACGTCACCGAGGGCGACGCGTCCTCGTTCACCTTCATCGCCAGCCCGGTCACCAGCTACCAGTGGTATCGCAACGGCTCGCCCGTGTCCGGAGAGACGGGCAGCGGCATTTACATCGGCACGACGACCCTTGCCAATAACGGCGACCAGTATTCCTGCATCGCCTACAACGGCACCGCGTCGACGTCGTCGAGCACCGGCGTGCTGCACGTGAGCGCCAGGGCCACGCCCAGCCCGGTGTTTTCGCAGCAGCCAGGCGACTGCTATGTGACCGCGCCGGACCCAGCCTCATTCGCTTGTTCCGCCAGCCCGGTCACCAGCTACCAATGGTATAGGAATGGCTCTGCTGTCAGCGGCGCCACCGGCAGCGGCATTTACATCGGCAGGACCTTCCCTAACGACGACGGTAGTGCTTTCTGGTGCATTGCGTCTTATACTTCCGGCGGGGTCACCACCTCCACGATTTCCGACACGGCGTACCTGAACGTCTCCTCCAACGCTTAAAGCCCGGACCCGACATGGCCATTATCTCTGCACAGACCGCCCCGAATTTCGCCGTTGGCAATTACCATCGCATCCTGCGCGCCGAGATCAACTGCGCGCCAGGCGACCCGAATCCACGCTGGGTGGTGCTGCTGGGGTTCTATGCCAACGAATACGCGCGCGACCAGGCGGGAGACGCGCCGCTCTACACGCGTACCCGCACGATCGACTTCGCCCAGCTGCTCGAACTTGGCCTGCCAGATCCGCGCATCGGGCTGTACGATTACCTGCTCAACCACGACCCGCTCTTCAAGGACGTCGACGCCGCTTCCGACGAGACGCCAGAGGCGGCGCCAGCGCCCAGCTCCGCCTAGGCAAACAGCTGGCAATGTGGTATTTTCGGGAGGAATAATTTCCTTCCGGAACTCCCATGCCCAACCTCCGCGTCATCTCCGACAACGCGATCGAACGCGCGACCCTGACCGCCTCGACCACGGCAAGTAATTTTGCCCTTTCGAATCTCGTCTCAGGCCGGAAGTCGGACGTATGGCGCAGCACGGCCACCAGTGCGCGTCTGGGCGCGACGTGGGCGGCAGCCGAGGCGGTCCAGGGTGTGGCTCTACCGTTCTGCAATCTCTCCCCGACGGCGACTGTGCGCGTGCGCGCCACCAGCGAGCCGGCCGTCACAAACCTGTTCACCTACAGTGAGCAGATGGACAACGCAGCGTGGACCAAGACTCGATCGACCGTCCCTGCGACCAACAGCACCGCGCCGGATGGCACCACTACGGCAGACACCCTGCAAGGTGATGGGACCGGCTCTTCTTACGCCTACCAGTCGAAGACACTGTCGTCGGCTGGCACCTACCCTGTCTCGGTGTTCGTGAAGGCCGGCACCTATGCCGGCAGCTTCTCAATCCGCGATCTGACTGATGGCGGCATTGTTTCCGTCGACCTGACGACCCTTGCAGTGTCCGCCAGCGGCAACTTCTCATCGCCCAAGTTGACCGCGCTCGCGAACGGCTGGTACCGGCTATCCGCCACGATCACTCCGCTCACGACCGGCAGCAAGGACATCAGCATCTTCAACGCCAACACGACTGGCAACGTGCTCGTTTGGGGCGTCATGCTGGGATCGGGCTCCGGTGCGCTGACCTCCTACTACCCGTCTGTCGCGTCGCCGGGCGTCCGGCCGCTCGGCTACATTGACAGCTGGCAGAGCTACAGCTACGACAGTGGCAACGTGCTGGCCTGCCCGGTACCGGCCGTCACCCTGCGCGGCTTCACGGCGGCGCAGGCGGCGAGCGCCTATGCGTTCGGCGGCGGCGCCACCGCGCGCCACTGGATGCCGGCGGCCATACAGGCCTACGGCCTGGCCGTCGACATCGTGGACACTGGCAATCTGCAGGGCTACATCGAGGCCGCTTTCCTGCTGGCCGGCCCCTACTGGGAAGCAGCGACCAACTTCGATTACGGCGCCAGCGCCCAGCTGATCGATTCGACCAAGAGCGAGCGCAGCGACGCCGGTGACCTGGTCAGCGACGCCGGCACGATCAGCAAGAAGCTCAGCCTGCCCTTCTCCAAGTTGTCGCCGACGGACCGCGCAACCTTGTGGAGCATCCTGCGTGCGAACGGTAGCCGCTATCCGGTGTTCGTCAGCATGTTCCCAGGCAGCAGCGACCTTGCGCTCGAGCGTGACCACCAGGTCTACGGCAAGCTGGTGCAGCTGCCGGCGATGAGTCTGCCTTTCTTCAACCTTGCGTCTGCTACGGTCGAAATCGAATCGATCTAGTCCTACGCGCATGCGCGGTTTATGCCTACAGGATGTTTCCTGTGGACTATTGCAACATGGCACAATTTTTGCTGGACTAACCGAACAGCAACATCTAAAATTCCTCTAATCAACTTTGGAGGGATCGTCATGTACCGTGCGTTCGCCGTTGCCTGCTTCCTCCTGGTATTCCTCGGAGACCTCGTTTCTGAGTTGTTTGACAACGAATACGAGGTGCATGAATGACACTGGCCGAAGCCAAGACCCACTGGGACCATCTGCGCGCAATTATCGAGCCTCATCAGCGCGAGGTCGACAACTCCGTTGTTGCTCTTTCCGTCGTCGCCTTCTTCGGCTGGCTTCCACACCTGACGATGCTGGTTACATTCATGTGGTCCTGCATCCGGTTCTACGAGACCAAGACCGTACAGGGGTGGCTCGGGCGCCATCCTCCCAAGGAGGAATCCGATGCTCCATAACTGGAAAGCCGCCATCCTCTCAGACCTGAAGCGCTGGCGCACCTGGCTCAACATGCTCCTGCTCGCCGCCCTGCCGTGGGCCGCCGAGATCAAGCAGCTCCTGGCCGACAACCTGACGGCTCTGCAGCCGTACCTCCCCGAAAACGTCTACAAGTTCATGGGCGGCGCCGTCGTCGTGACCGGCATGATCCTGAGCCTGGTGGCTTCTCACCGGGCAGTGAAAGCTGCCAATGACGCCTGACCAGCTGCGCCACGCGGTACCCTCCATGCCGATCGCGATCGCGCATGACGCCGCCATCGCCATCAACGCGGCCTGCGCTCGCTTCGACATCAGCACGACCCTCGAGCAGGCGCATTTCACCGTGCAGTGCCTGCATGAGTCGCGGGGCTTCATGAAGATGGTCGAGAGCCTTGACTACAAGGCTGAGCAGCTGTTGGTGGTCTGGCCGAAGCACTTTACTGCCGAGACGGCGCGCATGCATGGCCGGGTCGACCACACCAACGCCCATCCAGGCGAGAAACTCCACCCTGCCAACCCAGCGATGATCGCCAACATCGCGTATGCCAAGCGTTTCGGGAATGGCTCGATCGAGAGCGGCGACGGATTTCGCTTCCGTGGCCGCGGCCCGGGCCAGTTGACGTTTGCCGAGAATTACCGAAAGTGCGGGGCTGCGCTGGGCCTGAACCTGCTCCAATTCCCGGAGCAGGTGGCGCAGATCCAGGTCGGCACTGCTGCCTTTGGCTGGTTCTGGTCCACGCACGGCTGCGCAGCGCCAGCGCGCGTCAACAACCTTGGGTGTGTGCGCCTGAAGGTCAACGGCGGCGACCTCGGCCTTGACGCCTGCGAAGGCCTGCTCGACAAACTGCTGGAGGTCCTATGAGCCTAGCCGACATCATCGTGCCGGCCTGGGCGCGCTGGGCCGCGATCGCCGCGCTGGCGCTGGCCAGCTACGGCACCGGCCGACTGCAGGAGGCACGCCATGCACAGGACCAGGTGATCACGAAGACAGTCACGCTGATCAAGACCCAAGTCCAGACGGTGACGAAAGTCGAGACCGTCTACCAGGACCGCATCCAGAAAATCTACCTCCAGGAGAAGAACCTTGCGTCCCTCATTCCAAGTGTCGTGCCACCTAGCGTGGATGAGCATTTCGCTGTTCCTGCTGGCTTCGTGCGCCTCGCCGGCGCCGCATGGTCTGGCGCCGCTCCTGGACCCGCCAGCGACGCTGACGCAGGACCCTCCGGAATTCGTTTCTCCGAGCTCGCAGCAGCAGAAGTCGGCAACGCCACCAGCTGCCGCGTCTGGCGCGAGCAAGCCCTCGGCTGGCGTGACTTCTACGCCCGCCAGCAAGTAACCTTCAACGGCCGCGCCGGTGACTGGTACCGCCCCGATGCTGGAGCTGAACGTCATTAAGCTCCAGCGCGAAGCTGACGGGACCTTGCGCCCCGTCAGCATCCCCATCTGCTCCGTGGTCAACGGACGCGCCATCATCCCTGATCAGCAGGAACCAGATGAACATCCTCATGATACCCGACGTCCAGGCCCGGCCCGGTGACGACTTTGAATTCCTGCGCTGCATCGGCCGCTTGATCGTGGCCGAGAAGCCCGAGGTTGTGTTGTGTATCGGCGACTGGGCTGACATGCCCTCGCTTTCGTCCTACGACAAGGGCAAGAAGTCGTTCGAGGGGCGCCGATACCGCGCTGACGTCGAGGCCGCGCATCAGGCGATGGAAGCACTCCTTGGGCCGTTGCGCGACTACAATTTGCGGCGCGTCGCCAGCAAGCACGGCATTTACCGGCCGCGTATGGTGCTCACGATGGGCAACCACGAGGAGCGGATCCTGCGTACGATCAACAGCGAGCCGATGCTGGCCGGCGCGATCGGGCTGGAAGACCTGAAGTACCTAGAATACGGTTGGGAGGTGTACGACTTCCTCGAGGTCGTGACAATCGAGGGCGTGGCCTTCAGCCACTACTTCACCACCGGGACTATGGGCCGGCCGGCGTCGAGCGCCCAGGCCCAGCTGAACAAGAAGCACATGAGCTGTGTCGCGGGCCACCAGCAGGGCCGCCAGATCGCAACCGCTTTCCGCGCTGACGGGCGCCAGATCACCTCGATCATCGCCGGGTCCTGCTACGAGCACCTGGAGGGTTATCTCGGCCCGCAGGGCAACAAGCACTGGCATGGTGTGGTCTACCTGAAGAACGTCGAAGACGGATGCTTCGACGAGCAGTTCATTCCGCTCGCCGAAGTCAAAGAAAAATACGCCGCCTGAAGCGGCGGCGTAGGGTTACGGACTCCAGGCCGGACAGAGCTCGCCCGTCCAGTTCCAGCACGCAGCCAGGATGTCGCCGAAGCGTTGGATATCGCTGATGCCGCAGCCGTGCAACATGACACGCTCCTGCTCGTCAAAGTGCCAGTTGCTGCACCCATCCCACTTCACGAAGCCGTGCAGGTAGACAGGGGCGTCTTCCAGGCGCTCGGCACCGTCCCAAATCGGAACGTCAAACACGCCTTTCGTTTCGCCCTCCATCCAGCCGCAGATATCGAAAATCCTGAAGTCGACATGATGCTGATACGCAGACGCCTCGACCGTAAAACGCAAGTCTAAAAAGTGCTTCACGTGCACGGCAATCGGCGGGGCGCTCACAGCTGCCTCCAGCTGCGCCAGTACCAGATCAGGCCGGCCGGCCATGTCAGGATCATGATCAGGATCGCGGCCATACTCGACACCATCAGGCGCCGCTTAACAGCAAGGCCCATCGAGTAGCCGGTTCGGTGGTCGACGGTGAACATGACGGCCAGGCCAAGACCAAACCAGCAGACCACGACGGTCGCGCACTGCAGGATGGTCAGGAGCATGCCACCTCCCGCAGCTTGCCGTGCTCCTTCAGCCATGCCACCGCGCGCTCTTCATGCACGAAGCCGGTGCCGCCGGACGGCGACGAGTAGTACACGCCGCGCGGCCAGGTGCCGTCGGTCGCTCGCTTGTGGACCGTGTTCTTGCGCTCGCCGTACTTGGCACAGAAAGCGTCCAGCTCGATCCAGCCGTCACGGTTGATGGGGTCGCTCACAGGGCCTCCTTCGTGACGGCCATCAAGACGACCGGGTGCGAGCCGTCGTCGCCGCCGAGGCGAACGCCCAACTGGATGGCGCCGCCGGCCGCCAAGGCTTCCAGCTCTTGGCCGCTGGGCTTCCAGTACGAGCAGGCCCAGGTGCCGTGCTCGTTCCTGACGAGCACGACTGGCAGATTCTCGCAGCTGCCGTCCTGCATGTCCGGCGGCGCGCCGAAATCGTGGTTGGTGTTGGGGTGCCTTACGATGTCCATGTGGACCTCCTTAAACGGTGATGATGCGGTCAGCGACCGAATCGGTCAGGTCGCTGTGTGAAACGATAATCGTCTGGCCGAAGCCCAACGTCGACAGCATGCCAAGCATCTTGGTCTCGCGCGCGTCGCTGCAGGCTGCGGCCGGCTCATCCAGCTGGAGCATGTCGATGCCCGGCAGGAAGGTCTTAGTGAGCGTGATGCGCATCGCCAGGCCCAGCATGTCTTCGGCCGAGCCGGACAGACCCGAGACCGGGAAGCCATTGCATTTGAAGGTGCCGTCGGCGCGGGTGATACGCGACTCCTGCCCGCGCACATCCGAGAAGTGCTTCGAGACGCCGCCCAGCACGATGTTCCACAGCTTGTTCGTGATGACCGGGCGCGCAGCGCGCACCTTTTTAATGAGCAGGTTGTACTTTTGCATCTGGGCCAGCTCAGCCTCGACGGCGGCCAGTTGGGCGCGCGTCTGCTCCAGCTGACGCTGCTGCTGCGCGGCCAGCGCTTCTTTAGTGGCGAGGGCGGTCTGCAACTGCTGCAGATGGTGCTGGTGCAGTTGCAGCGCTCCGGACGAAGTCTTAATCTGCTGGACCAGCTGGCCCGCGCGCTCCAGCACCGACTTGGCTTCCTGCACTTCCAGCACCTGGCGCGCGGTCACCGCGTCGCGACGCTCCAGCACCAGGCGGTTGCGCTGAGTTTCCTTTTCCTGCCGGCGCACGGCGTCCGCATCGGCTTCGCGTTGCAGCGTCTCGAGGTGAGCAAGCTGGTTGGCCAAGTCGGCCGGCACGTGTTCCAGTACCGGGCCGGTCCAGCGCCACGCACCCGGCACCACGTTGCGGTCGACCACGATGAAGTCGGCAGCGCGCGCGTACAGGTTTTCGATGGCGCCATTGACGCGCACGACGTCGTTCAGCTGCGCGAGGTACTTGAGCTGCTGCTCCAGCTCCGTGCTTGCCTCATCACTGGCCTGGCGGTATTCCCGCTCATCCAGACCAATCTCGTCCAGCGCAGCCTGCAATGCCTGCTTACGGTCTGCAATCTGGCGCCCCAGCTGGCCGTTGGTGCGCGCCACCTCCGGCACGTCCGACAGGTCTTTCTGGCACAGTGCACAGGTGGTCTCCCTGATCAGTCGCCCTTCGAGTTGCGCCACTTCAACGTCAGCTGCTCGCTGGCGCTCAGCACGTTCCTGCGCCAATTTGTTTAGGTTGACCACTGCGCTATTGCGACGGTCACCTAGAGGCTTGATTGACTGCTGCACCTGAGCGACTTCAGCTTCCAGCGACGCCAGATCCTTGTCCCACTGGACCGCGGTGTCGGTGCCAGCCAGCTCGGCATACAGTTTCGCCGCGCGCGCCTGCTGCTTGCCGGCTTCCACTGCCGCGCGCGCCTTTTCGATGCTGCCTTCCGGCGGCGCCAGCACGGCGGGCCGGCCCAGCTCACGGTCGATCGCGTCGATGTCGAAGGTGGTCTTCTCGATCGTGCGCGTCAGCGCCACTTCGCTGGCGATGGTCTGGCGCGCGGTCTCGACGTCGAGCTGGTCCTGCTGCGCCTGCAGATCAGCCAGATCGCCTTCCGCGGCGCGAACCGTTTCAGCAGCGTCTCCGATGTCGCCGCGCAGGCCTTCCAGATCTTCGAATGTCTGGCCCTGCACCTCCTGCTCTTTCAGCTGGGCGATGCGCGCCTCGACGCCCTCGGTCCTGCCGGTCGGGCGCTGCGCAGCGATCTTCTCGGCCACCTGGTCGATCAGGTCGAAGTTGGCCAGCTCCTCGATCATGCGGCCGGCGGCCGTGGGGCCTTCCTTGAGCGACTCAGCCAAGGATTTCTGCGAGGCGAACATCAGCTTGCCGGCCAGCTTGGCGTCGGCGCCGAACAGGCGCTCGAAGAAAGCGGTCACTTCGTTCTGGCCGGTGATCTTTTCGCGGCCGAAATTCAGCTCGGCGCCGGACTTGCCGCGGTAGCCGGTATAGGTGACGCCGAGGTGCTCGATCTCGCAGTCGACGCGCAGCTTCGAAACTGGCGTGTGATAGGTGACGACGTCGTCGATGGATTCGCGCAGGGAGCGCGCGCCGAAGCAGAAGTAGAAGAAGGCTTCCAGCACGGTGGTCTTGCCGGCCTCGTTCTCGCCGCGAATGGCGTTCAAGCCCGGGCCGAAGTCGAAGGCACGGTCGAGGTGCTGGCGGAAATTCTGGAGTCGGATCTTTTTGAGCATTTTATTTTCCGGTTCGGTTGAGTATCAGGGATGCAGCGCCCTCCATCTGCTCGACGGTCAGGTGCCGGGTCAGGTTCAGGGCAGCGGTGATCCGGCGAGCCATCGCTTCGCGCTCGTTCTGCGACAGCTTGTAGCTGTACGTCGTCGTTGCGACACCGCCGTCAGCGTCAGCAAAGCGGATCGTCCGGGCACCAAGCCCGCATTGTCTGTAACGTCGGCCCTCAAACATCGCGGCGCTCTGGTTTAACAGCGTCGGTAAAGGCTTCGCCGGCGGTGCCCAGCAGGGCGCCGGTGCGGCTGAAGGGCGTGTCGCGCTTTTTATCGTAGGAGCAGGCGTCGGGGATGAACATCACGACGTCGACGACGGCGGTGACCGGCGTGGCGGCGACAGCGATGGTTGCTTTAAGCAGGTTGAACAGCATTTTCTTCCCCCAACTTCGTTGTATTGCCGCCGATCAGATCGGTGACGCCCTGCTGGCCAGCACCGCACTCGTGCCACGAAACTAGGCTGATCCGGCCAAAGCTCATCAGGTGAGCGAGGGCCTGCGGCGACTGCCGCGAAAACTGCCGGCCGCAGATGCGACACTTGTAGGTCAGGAAGTGCACTGGTCTTCTCCCATGATTTTGTCGATCTCGGCCGCGTCGTCGGGCCCGAGGTATTCGCGCAGCGCCTCCAGCACGTTGAAGCTGGTGACGTCCTCGTGCGACAGCGTCATCTCGGCGCCGTCGTCGACGCCTTCGATCTTCACCGCATTGGTGATGACCAGGGCTTTCGCCTCGCGCCGGAAGCGGCCGATTGCGGTCACGACCTTGTCGGCTTCGGCCGCCGTGGCGGTGCCAGTGATGCGGATGAAGCGGCCGACGTCGGTGAGACCACGCCAATCCTGCTCGCTGTAATCGACCTTGCCAAAGTCGTTGATGTCCTGCCAGGTCGTGTGCAGCGCGTAGCTGGCGGCACGGTTGGCCTGATACGTACAGAACAGAGCTTTGTCCTGGTTACCCAGGCAGTCGCTGATCGAGGATGGGAACTGGTTCCCGACGATCACGACCTTGCCGCCCAGCTCGGTCCGGGCCTGGTGTTCATGGCCGAACACGATGTATTCGACCGGCAGCTGCTCGGCCTGCTCTTTCGACAGGTTCAGCGAGTGGTCGGCCTCGACCGCGAACTGATTGTCGTAGTTGGCGTGCACGAATAGGAAGCGGCAGGCCGGGACCTTGGCCAGCTCCATATTGAACAGGTCCTGGTTGGCGACGTGCGGAATCACGTAGGCGTCGTGCCTCGGCAGTGACGTCCCTTCGGCGATATGCGCTACGCGTGCTGGCCCGTGCATCTCAAGCAACAGCTGCGCAAAAAACTGGAACGACGACAGGCGCGTGCTGTTCTTGTCGAGATCGTGGTTGCCATTCGCAAGGAATAGGCTCCCAGGTGCGCGCGTCAGCCAGTCGCCGAAGATGCGCACGGCCTGCAGTAGATCCGCGCGCGGGATGTCTGGGCCGTCGAACAGGTCGCCGTTGACCAGCAGATCGCCGGTCACGCTGTAGAGAATCTCTTCGGCGGCCGTGAGCAGATCCTGCCGCAGCTGATAGGCAGTGGCTGGTGTGGTGCCAGCACTGCGATTGGCGCCGAGGTGCCAGTCGTTCACTACTGTGAGCGTCATTATTATTTTCCTTTATGGGTGTGGAAAGAGGCCCCGCAGGGCCTCTTTGTCATTCTCAGGTAAAGTTTGCCTACGGTCAAGGAAAGAGTTGCAGCATCACATCCTCGACCTTAGGGTAGGCCTTGAACAGGCTAAGGTCCCAGGACGCAGCGCGCTCAAAAAAGTAGTCAGCCGGAACCAGCCGCCACTCACGCACGCCGCCACGGCCTTCCGTCAAGTGGCAAACAATCACCCAGCACTGGGAGCCAGCGAGACGCCACTTGCGCATCCGCCCGACCTTGTCAGCCGCGAAATTCGCCGCCGGCAGGCGCCGGCTGGAGACCGTCGTGATCTTGACCTCCTTCACCTCAATCTTGAAGTTGGTGCCGCGATGGCCGGCCTCGAAGTCGGACGGCGCCGGCTGCGCGCTGCCGGCCCGGGCATCCGGGTAGCGCAAAAAAGCGAAGCCGGCATCAGTTTCGCTGCGCCGCGACATCCAGTCGCGCACCTGCTTTTCGGCCCACTTGCCGCGTGTTCCAAGGGTCGCCATATCAGTCTCCCAGCCGGGTCAGGGCGTTGTGGACGTGGGTGTCAAGCTGGTCGAGCTGGCTGCACAGCCAGACGTCCTGCACTTTGACACGCAGCTGGTCGAGAATGGCCTGGGCCGAGACCAGCTCGCCCACCGCCTCGTCGCACAGCTCGGCGATGCGGCGCGGAGCCTCCGGTGCGGCGCTCATACGGCCATCGGCGCTTTGATCGCCGCGTGAGATTGGTAGTCGACCAGCTGAATATCTTCCGGCCGCAGGGCCAGAAGCAATGCGTCAAGAGTTACCGTCGCGCTGTTGTACGGGACGTCCAAAGCCAGCTTCGGCGCCGGCAACACTTCGCGCGCCAGCTGCTCCTGCACCTGCTCGATGTGGTTCTCGTAGATGTGGGCATCGGCCAGGAACATTGTCAGCGTGCCGGCCGTATAGCCGGTCCAGGCCGCGAACAGCTCCAGCAGCAGCGCGTAGCTGGCGATGTTGAACGGCACGCCGAGGAACATGTCGCAGCTGCGCTGGTACATCGTCATGTGCAGCACCTTCGTGTCGACGTGCGGCAGCAGCTGGAACAGCACGTGGCAGGGCGGCAGGGCGGCCACGTCCAGCTCGGCCGGGTTCCAGGCATTGACCAGGATACGGCGATCGGTCGGCTCGTAGCGCACCTTGTCGAGGGCGCGGGCGATCTGGTCGACACGCGTCACGCCGCCAGCGATACCGAAGTCGCGCCACTGCGCGCTGTAGATCCGGCCAAGGTCGTCGTGACCGCGCCGCGCCGGGCTGGCCAGCCACTTCGTGTTCTCGTTGGCGTTCTGGTCCCAGATGTTGCAGCCCAGCGCACGGAAGTCAGCTGCGCTGGTGGCGCCGCGCAGGAAACCGATCAGCTCGCCCTTCACGGCGTCGAAGGCCAGCTTCTTCGTGGTGACGGCCGGGAAGCCATCGCGCAGATCGAACTTGAGCATGGCGCCGGGCAGGGTGTAGGTGTCGATTCCGGTGCGGTTCGACTGCTTGACGCCGTTGTCGAGGATGTCGCGCAAGAGGTTCAGGTAGTTTTGTTCCATTATTTGCTTTCAGGTTTCAGGGTTGCATTCAGGTTCACGTTGATGATGGGAGACGCCACACCGACGTTACGCATCTCGACTGGGTTGGCCCAGACGATCTGGTCCATCTCGCGGCCGGTCTCTTCCAGCACCAGCCGGCGGATGGCCGCATCGACCTTCTCGCCTGGGATCTCGACCACGTCGAGGGTGGTGCGGATCTTCATGCCGCCTCCTTCGCCAAGTCGTACTTCTCGCGGCGGCGCACGAAGCGCGCCTGGCGCGGCGCGTCCTTCACGCCGGTGTCGAGCGAGCAGTATTCGGCCGGCCAGCCGCAGATTTCAAGCGGATTGTTGAACCACTCGATGCGCTGGGCGTGCGTGGCGCTGCCGGGCCCCAGGCGGATCGGCTGGCCGGTCGCGGTGTCGGTGGCGAGGAAGGCGCCGATCATGCCCTTGCCGACCTTGTTCTCCTTGTGGCTCGAACGCTCGGTGCGACCCAGGGCGTTGGTGGTCGCCTCGTTCTGGTTCTCCATCGCCTCCTCGAAGCCGGTGATGACGCAGTCCTTGACCGAGGCCGGCTTGAAGCGCCAGAAGTCGTTCAGCTTGGCGGTGGCGCGGCCGTGCTTGTGCTTCGCCTTCGGGTCGCGGAAGATGGCGCCCTCGTAGCCCAGCGCCAGGCACTCGTCGATGAAGGCCTGGGCCTGCTCGGCGTCCTCGATCACGACGTAAGGCAGCAGACAGACGCCCGGCAGCCCAAGCGCAATCAGCTGCTCGAGACGGCCATAGCGGTCCTCGTATTCGAGATCGATCACTTCCGGGTGCAGGAAGTCAAACACATTCCATACGACGTTGGTCGGCAGCTCGGTCTCGCCCTTCTTAATCTTAACGCGGCTGGTGATGCCAGTCGTCAGGCTGCATAGCGTCTTCGGCTTGTCGCCTGGCTTATCCGGCGCCGTCAGCTCCGGAGGCAGTTCGCGGTTCGACAGGTAGCCGTCGATCGTCAGCTCGCCATCAAGGCCGGTATAGATCGGCGACGAGAACTTCTCGACTAGCGCGGTGTTGGCAAGGTCTTCCAGCGAGCGGCCGGTGAATTTGCCAGTGACGTGGCAGCCGCGCACGCCGTCGATCTTACGGAAGCCCCAGACAGGGAAGCGCATGCCCTTGAAATCTGGTGCGATGTCAACAGCGAGTTGTGGGAGGGTTTTGGTCATGCTGTTGCCTTTCTGATGGAATTGTTTAGTGTGTTAGCGATTTGATCAGCCCCAACAACGAGCAAAGTCTCTGAGCACTCGTCACAGCCAAGAGTGAAAATGCACTCAACGTCACGTGTATTCAGCCGACCCTGCTGGGCGTCTGACCGATTTACAATCGAGGCCTGCCAGGACAGGCGAGTACTCTCGCACTCGCTACATTGGGTGATGGCCATGGTCGTAGCCATGTCAGCTGCCATGCGTCGCGAGGTACAGCTTGCCTTCCTGCCCGGTCAGCGCAAGGAATCGCGCCTTGGCCTCCTCGATCTTGGCAAGGTCGAGGGTGAGTTCGGCGGCCGAGTAGTCGCCGCTGTCCGCCACCTCGACGCCGCGGATCGTGACGTCCGGCCCGCCGTCGTAATAGCCGACAGCGCGGTCCATGTTTTCGAGGACTTCCTCGTCATCGATCTGGATGTCTTCCTGGTACAAGCCGACGATCAGTTTTGCGGAGTATTCAATGCCCATAAGGCTTCCTTTCAGGTTGTGTGCCCGGCGCGGCCGGGCGGACTGGGTAGTTATTTGCGTTTCGATTTCTGATTTTTGCGATACACGGTCATCTGGGCCAGCGCCTTGAAGATGTGTTGCGTCTCCTTGCCGTACAGGAGGGCCACATCAAGGCGCGCAGGCACATCAGGCGGCTGTCGCGCCTCCACATCGATTGCGTTAAGTGCCCAACTACCGTGTTGGTGGCCCATCTGCAGCTTTCGCAAGGTATCGTGGTCGGAAATCACCCGGACTTGCAGGCGCGTCTGCAGCATGCCCGGCACGCCAGGCCCGCCGTCCTGCCGGGCGTTCAGCTCCCAGCCCCAGATGTGATGCAGCGACACGCCCAGGGTGCGGGCGACCGCGGCGGCGACGGTGTCCTTCATGCCGTCTCCTTCGTCGAGTCCCTGAGCTTCAAGGCCAGCTCAGGTGATGCCATGAGAATCACCACGTCCGAGTCATTGCCGGCGCCGAAGACATCGCCGAAAATAGCGTCGAAGGTGTCGCCAAACGAGCCCTTCTTCAGGCCGGAGACGATTAGGATCTGCCCGTCCGGGGCCACCAGCTTGGTCATCCCTTCCCAGGTCGACTGAGCTTCGAGGTTGGCCAGCGTCAAGACGCCCACGCTCAGGGTAAAGATTTCGTTTCGCTTCAGCTGCGCTTTCATGCTGCCTCCAAAAGTTGAACTTCATTTTCAATCCACGACTGCTCCCAGGTGGTCTCGCCGCGGGCGATCATCCCAAGGTGCATCTCCAGCAGGCCGTCACGGATAGCGTCAGGCGTTGGGTAGGCGCCGATCTCGGTCTGCCGGTAGAAGTTCGGGCCGAACGAGATGGTGGAGACCACCTCGAGGTCCATCGTGGCAAACGGCGCCGTCATGGCCGCGTGGCAGCGCGGCAGGAACGCCGGCAGATCGTCGATCATCACCGACCACACCACCTCATCGTGGATCGGGCCGTAGCAGACCGCGTCGAAGTCGTACGACAGGTTGTCGCGCCACATACGCCCTTCCGCAAGCTTCGTCTGCTCGCCGGCCGGGCCCTGCACCTTGAAGTTGACCGCCTGGCGCTCGGCCTTCGATTTCTCGAAGTTGGTGCCATTGAGCAGCTGGTCGCTCAGGTGGCGCACGCCGCCGCCCAGGGTACGCACGACGCCGTTTTCCTTCACCTCGGCCTTGATGTCTTCCTTCCACTGCTGGGCGACCGGGTACATCGCCTCACGCGCATCGAGGAACAGCTGAGCGCGCTCGACCGGGATCATCAGGGTGGCGGCCACCTTCTCGGCCATGGCGCCGTATTCGGCCGTGAAGTTCACCTTCTTGCCCAGGTTGCGGATGTCCTTGACGTGCTTGGCCAGCACCTTGTCGCCGCTGGCCAGCGCCGCTTCGAAGTCCTCGTACGTCCAGTCCAGACCCTCTTCCTCGCGGATGATACCGAGGCCTGTGATCGTGTGCGGCGACTTGCGCTTCTCACCCTGGAAGCACGACAGCGCGTTCGGATCCTGCGACTGGAACGCGATCAGCACCATCTCCTGGGAGTCGAAGTCCATGGAGACGATGACGGCGCCGGGCCGGTGCGGCACGATCACCTCGCGGAACTTGGCCTCCTGCCCCTCGATCTTCTGGTGCTTGGGCAGCTGCTGCTTGTTGGGCTTCGATTCGCTGGCACGGCGCGTGACGGTCGAGCACTGGTTGTGCTGCGAACGCACCCGGCCGTCCTTCCAATGCGTGAAGTACGGATACTTCGAGTAGTAGAGCGAACGGCGCGTGGTGACCATGCCCATCAGCTTCAGGGCTTCCAGCACCGGCTTCTGTTCCGGTGTGCAGTCCTGCAAGCCGTAGGCCACCGCCAGCAGATCGGTCTTGGGCGAGCCCTCGCGGATGCCGGCTTTCTTCATGGCCTCGGTCGGCATGTTGCGCACCTTGACCGGCAGGCCCATCACCTCGTACATCAGGCGCTGCATCTGGATAGGCGAGCCCTTGTTGAATTGCGGCTCACCCTTGAAGTGGCGGCGGACGTAGGTGGTAAATTCCTTCTCAGCTGCGCAGACCCGCGCGTTGTCGGTCAGCTGCTGCTCAGACATCTGGAAGTCAGGGGGCCGAACCTCGAAACCCGCAGCCTTCAGGCTCTCCTGCAGGGCAGTAGAGACCGGCTGCATCTGCACCAGCCGGTCCAGCATCTCGGCAAACTGCAGATGCTCGGTCTCGGTACGGATGAAGGTCACGATCTTCGACGGCGTGCGCATCATCGTGTCCAGCACTTCGCCGGTCACGATCGTGTATGCCTCCTTGATCTGCGCCGGCGTGATGTCGACCGTATAAACTGGCGGCGACGTGCCGGCCCAGCCCTGCTCGATCAGGTACTGGCGCACCACGCCCCAGGCCTTCTCGTAGGTGATGTCGTCCTCACGCTCGAGCTCCTTGCAGCGTGCCACCGAGATCTCGGTACCATCGATGAAGTTCTTCGCATGCTGGTAGGCCGCGTCGAGCTCCACCTCGAGGTAGACGCGGTACGAGTGCTCCAGCTGCATGAACAGCTTGTAGTAGTTGTGCAGCGCGATCGTGCAGATCGTGTCATCAACACCGTAGCCGACCACGTGCGTCGCCGGCAGCTCGTTCATCTTGTAACGGCGCGTCTGGGTGGCTACGACCGGCACCATCACCGGCTTGCCGTCTTCGCCGATTTCGCCCGACTCAACCTCCACCAGCTCCGGCTTCGTGATCTCCATCGGCACGATGCCGGCGGCGACTTCTTCATCGGTGAGCGGCTCGAACTTGCCAGTGCCAACCGTCCGATACTGGTAGTCCTCGCGCACCAGGCGGCCACCCTTGAACAGCTGGTCAACCGGCGCCGTGATCTCGCACGTCTCCTTGTAGGTCTGCTGGCGATAGCCCAAGGTTCCGTGGCTTCGCTCCTTGAGGCCAACCGGGATATTCTCGTTCACGTAGTTCGCCTCGAACTTCGTGTCGCGCACATTCGGCAGGAAGCCGTGATAGCCGTTGTCCATCTGGCGCGCGCCCCACTCGTTGAAGAGCACCGTCAGCTCGAACGAGACGTTCTGGATGATGAGGGCGATCTCCTGTGGGATCGAGGCGATGAACTGGCGAAGCAGCTCGGAGTCGACGTTGTCGGTGTCGGCGTGGTCGACCGGGAAGTACAGGCTGTACTGGTTGTTCGGGCCGAAGGTCAGCGCGAGGCCCGTCAGCATCGAGCCGAACACGTCGACACCATCCGGATCACCCAGTGCGGCCAGCCATTCGTCCGACTCGTCCGGCGTCGAGGTCTCGATGTCGAGCGAGACTTCGTGGTGCGCGCAGATATGCGGCATGGCCCAGGCGATGGCCTGCTCGAACGTGCTGCCGGTGATGAGCCGTGTGCGGCCGTACCAGGGCTTCAGGCGCGGGTCGCGGTCGGTCGGCGCCAGCTGGCGCACCATGCCGGCTTCCCACTGCAGCGGCTGGCGCATGGTGTTGACCCACTCAGGCCGCACGCGTGCCAGGTCGAAGCAGCGGATCACCTGCGGCGCGTTATCGAGAATCAGCTGCAGCAGCTTGTCGTCCTTGCCGATGAAGTCGCCCAGCGGCGACAGGTCGCTGCGCGCCAGCATGTCGTGGATCTGCTGCAAGCCGTCGTAGCCGTACTTCTCGCACAGCGCCTCGAACTTCTTCGGGCCGAAGCCCGGGCAGCCCTTGATGTTGTCGCTCGAGTCACCGACCAGCGCCTTGTAGGTCGTGACCAGGTGATAGTCGAAGGTGCCGTACTTGTTGTACTCGAACATCTCGTTGATCCACGTCGAGACACGCGCGCCGTGCGCGTTCGGGTGCAGGTTCAGCACCGTCAGGTCGTTGTCGAACGTGAAGACGATCAGGTCGTCCTCGGTGTTGTGAGCCAGCCACCCAAGCGTGTCGTCGCCCTCGGCGAAGTCCTGCGTGAGCACCTGCGCGCCCAACTCGAGGAAGGTCTGCTTGAGCATCGCGCGCAGCTTCTCGAACTGCTCGTACGCGGCCGGGTGCCGGCTGCTGGCGCCGCCGCCCTTGTACTGGTTGTCGATCAGGAGACGCTTGCCCTTGCTGTTCTGACCTTCGAACACCAGGATCACGTCGATCGGGTTGAGCTTGTACGCCTTCATGCAGTCGAGCATGCGGCCCAGCGTGTTGTCGTAGCCATACAGCGCGCTGTTGATGTAGACCTTCTTGCCTTCGTGCTCGACTTCGAAGCCGTTTTCTTTGTCGGTGCCCCAGGACATCATCGTCCACATGAAGGACGAGCAGTCGAAGGCGCCGCGACGGTATTTTTTCATTGAAAACTCCCGATAATGATTGCTGCCGCAAGCCAGATCGTCATCCTGATTTCGTGGTGCGCGACCTTCCCCTCATTCTGGCGACAGGCGTACCAACCAGCGTAGACGGTGTGAGTCACAGCTGATGCCGCACACCAGCCAAGGCCCGTAATCGTCACACCTGCGATAGTCATGCCCGCCTCCGCATCTTTTCCTGCCGCTCGACCTCGCATTGGCAAGTCGTGCAGCGCACCCGCTTGTAGGCGATGCGCACGGCCGGCAGAGTCTCACCGCAGTCGATACAGTCGACGCCGTTGAAGTCCGGGTGGGTTTGCGTCAGCTGGGTGCGCACGCGTGCCAGGGCGTCCACGTTGGCCTGCTCCTGCAGCTCGGCGGCCATATCGAGTTCGTCGCTGCGCTCGCTCATTTGAGACCCTCGAGCACGGTGTAGTGCAGCTGCAGGAACAGCGCTTCGATGGTGCTATCGTTCACGATGACGTGGTCACCGGCACGGAAAGCAATGCCTGCCTCCGACGCATGCCTAGCGTTGGCGCCCAGCTCAGCTGCGCGACCGGTCACATGCAGCACCTTGCCGCCCAAGCGCCGGATCATCGCGGCCTCGTTCTCGAAGCGCACATCCGAGAAGACGACGCGCGGGATGCGCATCGACTGCAGCTTCATCTCCATGACCTTGACCCAGATTTCCGGATCCAGTCCGCGGCCCCATTCGGTGCCCAGACGCTGCGCCGCCTCGCGCCAGGTAAAGCTGAAGCCCTCGATCAGCAACTCCTTGGCCGCGCGGTCAGTTGGCTCCGGCAAGCCGGCAACCTCCAGCATCTCCTTGAGCGGCCCAGCAAACGACAGCTTCAGAAAGCCGTGCTCACGCACGAGGTAGTCGGCAACCGTATCCTTGCCAGCGCCGGCCTTGCCGGTGATCCCTGCTAAAATCATGATTTATCCCTGTTGTGGAGCCAGTTGAAGAACCGGCGAAAGTAAAAGCTTCGAACCAACGAAACGACGGTGAAGAAAACGGTGATGCTCAGGCTGTCCAGCGGCGAGCTGTGCAGATGCCAGAGCGGGTTGACAAAGTAGTGCTGCAGCACCACGCTGAGAAGAAACGCGACCAGCGTGCTGCACACGGTCTCGATGGCGGTCTGCCTCACAGTCTGCATACGCCCTCCCGCTGCATATCGGCCGGCAGCTGCTGGTACTGGCTCTCGAGCCAGGCGCGGATCGATTCGACCTTGGCCTGCGCCAGCGCGAACGGGTACTGGCTGCCGGAAAACACGTGCTGGCGAAACTTCGCTGGCGCGATCACGTCCGGCACCAGCAAGTTGTGCCAGATCTGCAGCTTGCTGCGGTCCGACATCTGCAAGTCGTCGACGATGCCAAGGCAGTCGCGCAGTACCCGCTCGGTGCTGCGCAGCCGCGGCAAGTCGAGGGGCAGCATCCGCAGCTGGGTGATCAGCTCCGGGCAGTGGCCGCCCAGCGACAGCAGGCGCAGCGCCTGCAGGGCGTAGTCTAGCCCTTCGAACTCCTCGAAGCGCCGGCGATGCGTGTGCAGGACCGAGCGCAGCATCGCCAGCTGGTCGAAGCGGCAGACATAGTCGGCTTCGCCGCGGCTCGACTCCAGCATCTCCTGCACCATGCCGCTCACGCCATCGCCCCAGGGCGAGTCGCACGCCGGCCTGCCGTTCTTCACGCCGATGACGATGTCGTCGGACAGCACCGCGTAGTAGTTGTCGTCGTCGCTGACCAGGTCCAGCACCGGCAGCGACGAGACAGCCGCCGTCGCCGCCTCGATCGAGAGCATGGCACCGGCCGTGACGTCAGGCTGGGAAGGGAAGCCGAGCGGCACCGAAAACAGGAACGCGCGCTGGCCGACCTTGAGCTTGGGGAAGGCCCAGCGGCAGTTGGCGAAAGCGCCGCCGCGCATGATGGCGGAAGGCTTGTGCCAGAGGTCGTCCAGCGTCTTGGTCCAGAACCGGTGCAACGAGCTGGCGTCCAGCGCCATCGGCACGTTGAGGTAGTCGGAGAGCGGCACGCGGCCAAGGGTCGCGCGGCAGGCGAGCGGCGGCGCCGCCCACGGCAGGTCCGTCAGTTCAATCCGGCCCGGGTTGCGCTCCTCCTCCGACAGTGGAGACGCGAGAAAAGCGGCCGAGACCGCTTTCGAGAGGGACCGGATCTGCGCCGCGGCGCTGATCTGGTGGGAGCTCATGGTCAAGCCTTGTCGGCGCGCGCCTCAGCCGCCAGATCGGTGTACTTCTCCGGGTAGCGCAGCTGCAGCTTGGCGATGTTGTCGGCGGCGAGCTGGACGATGTCGAGGCCGGCCAGGTATGCCAGATCGACCAGATGGCGAACGATGCTGCGCGCTTCGATGGTAGGGTCGATCAGCGGCGGCATATCGCAGTACATCGATTCGACATACGACGCCAGCCGGCCGCTGTGGATCTGCAGGCGGCGCACGATGCTGGTCAGCGCTGGCAGCAGCGGCGTATCGAAGCCGTAGGCTGCATCCAGCTGCAGCGTCGTGTGCGTGAACGCTTCCTGGTTGCCCTGCACGCTGCCGATGATCGGCAGATACCAGAGCACGTCGCCGATCTCTTCGCCGATCAGCTGGCGGTACGTCTTGCCCTTGTCTTCGCCCTTGTCCATGATGCTGTCGAGCGATTTGCCATAGATGGCGATGCGCTTGACGATGGTGCCGATCTCGCCGGTTTCGGTGAGCACGCCCAGCGCGGCGTGCTCGAGGCGCAGGAAGTCGGTCGGCAGGAGTTTTTCGGTGCGGGCCGCGAGGGCCGGGTACTCTGCGAAGTTCATGGTGTTCTTTCGTGGGTAGTTGTGGGACAGCGTGGGATTACTTCATCGCCTTCAGGGCTTTGTCGATCGACTTCTTCAGGTTCGCGTCGCAGTCCTGCTTCTTGAACCACTGGAGGTATTCCTTGGGCGTCTCCATCAGCAGCATGCCCTTGTGCTTGCCGAACGGCCAGCGGTGCACCGTCGTCTCCTGGGTCTCGTAGAAGTCGCGCAAGGTGCGCCGGCCGGCGCGGGCCATCAGCTCACGCAGCAGGCGGTGCGTGGTCGCCACGTCGGCCATGGCGCGGTGCGCCTCGTTGACCGGGAAGCCGAAGTGCTCACGCAAGGTCGGCAGCTTGTGGTTGGCGGTTTCGCCGACGATCGTGTTGCGGGCGTGGAACAGCGTGCAGATCGAAGCGACGATGTTGCCGATCCGGTGCAGACGCTTGATGTCGAAGCTGGCGTTATGGGCGATCAGCACGATGTCGCGACCTTCGAAGCGGCCGTCCAGGTAGCCGGGCACCGTCAGGAACTCGTCCAGCGTCGGTGCGCTGGCGACCATCTCCTGCGTGATGTTATGCACAGCCATGGCGCCGGCCTCGATCTCGCACTCGGGGTCGATCAGCGACTGGCACTCGTCCAGCACTTCCAGCGTCTCGGGGCAGATCTCGCGCAGCGCGATCTCGCACGCCGGGCCGTTCAGGCCGGTGGTCTCGGTGTCGGCGATGACGAAAGCCAGCGGCCGCAGTTCTTGTTGTTCTTGCATATCCAAGGAGTTTCTCCTGTAGAAAAGGGACCGCCGAAGCGGTCCCTTTTGGGTGGGTTGAGGGTCGCTTACGCGGCCGGGGCGCCGTAGCGGCTGAAGTTGGCGACGGTCCAGTCGCGGTCACCCTTGCTGACCGGCTCGCACTCGATCTGGATGCGCTCGGAACCAGCGGCATCGAGGATACCCTTGCCGACCTTGAACGCCTGGTCCAGCATGTAGCGGTCGAAGGTGGCCTTCGAGGTCGGCGGCAGGCTGACCTGCACCAGGCAGTCCTGCAGTTCCGGAACCGCCTTGCGGCCCTTCTCGCCCAGGTCGAACAGCGAGCCGCAGATGACCATGCGCTTCGTCATCTTGGCTTCCGGATAGCCCGATTTTTTCAGCTGTGCCAAATAGTCGTTGCAGTCATCGCCCTGAGTCGTGGTGATGCCGTCGGTCGAGTAGCGGACGTGCTCCTTGGACGCTTCCTTGTCCTTGTCGTCGCCGCCTGGCGAAATCACCCACTGATCCTGATAGGACAGCAGTTCCAGGCCGAAGCTGCCACCCAGCGACTTTCCGGTCTGGTTGTCGACCAGGTTGCCATTGGTCAGCTTCAGGCTGCGCAAGGTATCCCACTCAACCGTGAAGGCGTCCTTCAGCGGCGCCAGCGGGTTCACCATCGGCTTGGCCACAGCCACCTGACCGGCCTTGGCCGATTGGGTCGCCACATCGCGAGATGCCGACGGCTTGACGTCATCTGCCGGTTTGGCTGCAGCGTGCTGGGCTGCAGCTTCAGCCAGACGAGCCTGCGCTGCGCTGCGGGTGTCGGTTGCGCCGTTCTCGATGACGTTCTCGTCGTCCGGAGCTTCGAAGGAAGGGGTGGATTTTTGATTGGTCAGTGCCATTTTCGTTACCTTTAAAGTTGTCGTCTTGCCGGGTCAGGATCCCACGCCCGGCATGTGGGTGAAAATTCAGTATGGCAAACTTGTTGAGCCGTGTCAATTAATTCTTGAAGGTATCGACACCCAGTCGTGCAAGCTCATCAGCATCAAACGTGAACACGCCCGGCGCCTGCAGCTTGTCGCCGGTGCCTCGCTTGATGAAGGCGCTGCAGTCCTGGATCGAATGCGCGAAGCTCTCGAAGCCGCCGAACAGCGCTTCCAGCCCGGACGCACGGCAGTGCATCCGATAACGCTGGTAAGCTGGCCGGACCGCGATCTCGATGACCTCGCGCCCGCCGACATTCGAAAAAGCGTACTCGTAGCCCTTGCGGATCGCGTCCGCCCGGTCCGACTCGATGTGGTGGCTCATGCTACTGATCTCGGAGAGCACCTTGATGTATTCCGGCGTGGTCGACGCATGCAGGTCATGCAGGCGGGCAAACACACCCTCTTCCATCTCGGACAGGAGCTTGTCGAACTGCGGCCCGACGGCGTCGTTCACCAGCGTGCGCAGCTGCCGCAAGCCGAAACGGGCTACCGTGTGGTTGTAGACCGGGCGCTCCTTGGTGTTCTGCTTCTCCTTGAGCTCGTCGGCAGACAGATCGCCCTTCAGGTCGGCCTCGGACAGCATGAAGCGGCCCTTCGCCTCGGCGTACAACACGTCGAATTCCTCGACGAACTGGGCGCCGCTCCTGCCCTGCACGATGCTCATCGCAAGGTACTGGCCGAGGATCCCCAGCAGATGCCGGTTGCGCCAGAAAGCCTGCCAGTGCGCATGGTTCTTCAGGCCCAGGCTCTGGTGCGGGCGCGCCAGCGTCACCAGCACGACACGCTCCATCACCGCGGCCTCCTCCTCGGCGGCCTCGGCGATGAACGCCATCGGCGCCGCCATCTGCGAAAACTGCAGCACGCGATAGTCATCGTTCTCACGCGAGCCGCCGCCGCGCGCCGAGTCACGCTGGTTGTAGACGTCACGAAGCAGACCCTTGAGCTGGTCCAGGCGCGTCTTCTGCATCACATGCGGCTTGTACTCGTCGAGGATCAGGGGGATCGACGACGAAGCGATCAGGTGCTGCAGCAGCGCGAAGTTGGTCGAGCCCGGCGACAGCGGCCGTGGCTCGCCGCGCCAGTAGAACAGGCTGGCCATGCCCAGCTGCATCTCGGTCTTGCCAAGGCCTGCCGGCCCATTCACGTGCAGCAGCGGGAACTTGCCGTAGTGCTTCTGGAACAGCTGCTTCCAGAAACAGGCCACGTACCAGCCCAGCGCCTTGCCCAGCACCTCGGGCTTCTGGCAGGCGAACAGGTGGCCAAGGGTCTCGGCCAGCAGCGCCTTGTTGCCCGGCCCCTCCAGCCACGGCCCCAGCGCCGGCGCGTTCGAGATGTCGGTCTTGAACATGCCGCGTGGATCGGGGAAGCCGGCGAACTTGATCTTCAACCCGGTCTGCTCGATCTCCGGCTCGAGGCGCACGCCGAAGTTGTCGGCCCACAGCATGAAGGGCTCGCGCAGCCGCGGGTTGTCGTGCTGGGGGATGGTGATCATGTCGAGGCCTTCACGGTCCACGACATAGCTGATGTTGCCCTTCCTTTTTGCCTGCTCTACGAAACGCATCATGACTGTCCTTACCTGGGCATCCGAGCCCTGAAAGGCGTGCCCGTATTTCGACACAAACCGGTTGAAGGGCACCAGGCCGGAAAACATGTCGTTCTCCAGTGTGATGGTGCCCACCGACTTGCCGTTGACCAGCACCGCGGCGTCGTAGCCGATGATCTGGTCACTATCCTTCGACATCAGGATCGACGCCGCGTCGAACGACACCGCGCAAACCCGCTTCTTGCCGTACTCGCCGTCGACATAGATGCCGTAGCGCGACAGCGTCACACCCTTGGCGACGTCGGCATACTCGTCCTGCTGCAGCTCGGGGTCGTCCAGCTGGGTGGCGGCAAGCTCGATCTCGGCCTTGATCTCCTCCTTCGTGGTGGTGATGCCGTCGAGATCCGGCGCCGCGTGGTTCAGCAGCGACTTGATGGCGCCGACCGAGAATTCGTAGCAAGCGTTGCCGTCCATGTAGCGGTGCATCCGGCGCAGCTCTTCGGTGCGCTTCGCCGGCGAGCCGTAGCGGCTGCCGTCGCCCTGGTGGTTGTCGATCAGACCGGAGCACTCGACGATGAAGCGCTCCTCCGACAGGCCGGCCGCGACGGCGGCGATCGCCAGCTGGGTGGCGATCTCCTGGAAACCTGCGCTGTGCTTGATGCCCATGCCGGCCATCATCCACTGCACCGATTCGCAGTGCGCCTTTTCCCTGATATGCGGATCCGGCTTGAAGCGTGCGCGCTTCTTGAGCAGCTCTTCGACCTTCTGCTGCGCTTTCGAATACTCGATCGAGAGCTTGACGCAGAAGGCCGGCGGCAGGATCGGCACCGGATCGCGCGGCTGTGACGACAGAGCGACCGCAACTTCCGGCACCATGTTGCGCATCTCGTCGACCGTGATCGGCACCTTGAAGCGACCATTCGAGCGCTCGACGTTGGGCATGCGCCACATCCGGCCGCGGCCGGTCGAGTAGATCTTCAGGTCGAGCGTGTCGACGGCCAGCGCCAGCGCCATCTCGCGGTAGACCGACGGCAGGCCGACCACGCCATTCTTCGGCACCTTCTCCATGAAGAGTTCGACTGGCACCTCGACGTGGTAGCCACGGCCGCCGGTGGTGAACAGGCGGCACATGGCAAGGTTCACACCCAGCTCTTCGAGCTTGTCCAGGTACTCGTTGGTCTTCTGGATGACGAGCTGCTCGTCCTCCGAATCGAAGTCCGAGTAGAACGGCCCCATGTAGGCCAGCTTGAGCTTCTCTTCGTAGGTGAGGTCGTCGACCAGCTTGGAGACCGCCAGCACGGTCATGAACATCGGGTGGCAGTCGGCAATGGTCGAGTCCCGGTGCGACACCGGGACCGGCTGCCACGCCTCTTCGCCACCCTTGATCTGGTAGTAGTGGAATGCGCTCATGCCGGCCTCACACAGAAACGTCAGGCCACTGGGCGCGGAACTCCGTGATCGGCGTGAGGCGGGCATTGCTGCAGCCCGCCCGCACCAGCATCGGCAGTGTGGCGCGCCACGTGCCGCAGGGGTTGTCGTAGGCCCGCGGCGTGAAGCGGAACTCGCAGAACGCCGGCAGCCAGGCGAACAGGCCCGGTAGGATCTCGCGCGGGTGCGCCGAGACTTTGAACGTGGTGCTGTTGGCGCGGCCTGCAAGGGTGACAGTCAGGCCGGTGGTGAAGGAAGCTTCCAGGCCGGTGGCGTGGAGCACGTCGATGATCTGGGGCTGGCCGGCGGCGTCCGGCGACCAGGCGACATAGGAGCGATTCTCGCTCACTGCCAGCATGCGGGGGATCGTATGCTGGATCTCCCAGAGGGAGTCGCCGGACATCTTGGCGTTGAGCCAGCGCGCCTGCAGGCTGAGTCTTTCAGCTCTGCTGAGAGAGGCGTTGTCCATCTTCTTATTCCTTATACGGTTGAACCACTTTATTGAACTGCGAATTCTACAGCGAATTTCCTACAGGCAAAGCAAATCTTTGATGCCCTGTTTCGATCCTGACGCACGGTTGACCAGGTCGTCGTTGCTCATCAAACTCTTGAGCAGCCGCTCCTGGATCGTGCCGCGCGCGATGAAGAGCCGGTTGTTGGGCGGGTAGCGCTGGCCCTTCCTGTCGATCCGGCCGGTCGACTGGATGAACGGGATCGTGGTGGTCGGGATCTGCACGAAGCCGGCCTCCCAGCACATGTACTGCGGGTTCAGGCCGGCGCCGGCGCTGCCCGGCTGCGCTGTCAGGTTGACCGTGTTCGGGTCATCCATGAATTCCCTGATCGAGCGCTTCGAGTCGACTTCGGAAAAGGCCATCACGCCGCGCTTGCCGATCTCGGCAAGCCGCTTGTCCATGTGCCCGCCGATCAGCCGCGAGACGCTGCGGTGCGACGTCCAGAGGATCAGCTTGCTGGCCGGGCGCGCCACGCCGTCGACCATGATCTCGCCGCCAAGGTTGATCTCGTCGGCCACCTCGTCGATCAGGTCGAAGATCGCCGAGCGCTTCGTCTCGTCGCCGGCGAAGTAGCCGAAGTCGATCACCACCTGCTGGGCGGCGTGGTACAGCTTCGTCGCCGTGGTGGCGTCGATCTTGCCTCCGTCGTCCAGCAGCAACAGCTGCTCCTCCATCAGGCGCCGGTACAGCGCCATATGCTCCTTCGAGAGGTCGTAGTAGATCGGGATGATGCGCCCCTTGGGCAGGGCCGAATGCACCTCCTCCTTGGTGCGATGGATGCGCCGCATGTTGAGGTTCGTCTGCAGCAAGTCGAGGTTGTGCCACTTCGTCGGCTGCTTGAAGATGTCGCGCTCTTCGACGTGGATGTTCTCGAACTGGGTGTAGGTCGCGTACACGTCCGGCGTATTGAGCTTGATGTAGGCGTAGTGGTCGCCCACCTTGCTGGCGATCGTGCCCGACATCAGGATCAGGTCACGCGCGGTGGCGATGCGCCGCACGTTCTTGAACAGCACGCCGCGGCCCTTCAGGTTCTGGCACTCGTCGACCACCGTCAGCACGTCGAAACGGGCCAGCTCCTTGCTGAGCCGCTCGATGTCGTTGTTGAAGATCTGATAGCTGGTCACCAGCCAGCGCGCGCCAGCCAGCTGCAGCTCGCGCCGCTTGGCCGGCCCGCCAGTGTAGTCGACCACGCGCCCGGCGCCCGGGATGCTGTTTAGCCAGGCGACCCACTGGGCGACTAGGATCGGCGGCATCAGGACCACCGTGACGTCCGGCTGCAGCGCCAGGGCGATACAGGTGGCGATCACCGTCTTGCCGTAGCCGACCGGCAGATCCAGCAGCGCGCGGCGCCACATGACCGCCTTGACGATGTCTTCCATCTGCATCTGCTCGAGCGTCATCACGCCACCCAGCGGGTGGGGCAGCGGATAACGCTCGATGACTTGTTCAAGTGTCAGCATGCGCAAGCCTCCTTTCGGCAAGCATCTTCAGTAGCGGGTAGGCGCTCTCGGCGCCCAGACCTGACGAGGCCGTCGCCGGCAGCCGCGCCGCGAATTCCCGCAGCGTCAGCACGCTGGCCAGATCCAGCAGCGGCTCGCCGTCAAGTTGTGCACTGTGCCCGATCAGCAGCAGCAGCATGTAGAGGCCGTTGCGGTTGACGTCGTAGCACTGCGGCGAGCTGCCCATGTCGAGCGACAGCCACAGCAGATTGGCCAGCCCCGGATTGGAGTAAGTCAGAGGCGCGAAGCCCTGCGGCCGGCCGTCGGGCCCGGCCCAGAACCATTCCAGCGGCCGGGCCATCCAGTGCGGGTCCGACAGGCGCTTATACAGCGTCCGGACCCGCGTCAGATCCTTGTCCGGGTAGCCCATAAAGAGCTCCATCACGTCAGCTCGAGCTTGCGCTCGAGATCGATGTCACGCGCCGGCACTGGGTGCCAGGCGATGTAGCGGGCGTTGCTGCCGATCGTCGGGCCTTTCCATGGGCCGACGTCGATCGAGCCGTCGCGCTCGAGCAGGATGACGCGCTGGTTCAGCGGTGCCGGCTTGATGTATTCGAAAGGCAGATCGTCCTTGGTGCAATTTTTCATACTTTCTCCGGTGGTGCGCCGATGGTCAGCGCTTTGATTCCCGCCTGGCCGAACAGGACTTCCTGGCAGTTGCGGCAGGCGTGGGTGTGGTTTTCGACGTAGGCGTGGCTGCCCTTCGCAGCGTCGCCGGCCAGCATCACTGCAACCTCCTCGGCATGTCCGATCTGGTTGCAGATGGTCTGACACTTCTCGTAGCCTTCGTCGCCCTGGCGCGGGCAGGCAGGCTGCGGGGTGGCGCACCAGTTCTCACCGACGAAGCGACTGCCCTCCGGCGTGACGATGGTGCAGCGCACGACGCGCCGGGCGCAGGGGCCTAGGATTCCGGCGCTCATTCAGGAGCTCCCTTGAATGGCTGCAATACTCTCTTCGATGAAGACCCTTGCAAGTTCTGCCGTGATCGCATCACCCGCAGCATGCAGGAATGGAACGATGCTGGAATCGACATAAGCCAGAGGGCTAATTCCGGGTTTAATCGGACGTTGCTTTCCGTCTCGGCAGTCACGCCATTCGGCGTCGGCCCAGAAACCATTAACGCGGCCTGGCGCGGCAGCTGGTCGAGCCTGCTGCGCCCGTCGGGCCGCGTGGTAGCCATCCCAGGCGTGTCCTTCCAGTCGCGCGCCGTTGGCGTGACCCACGAACCAGAGCCTGTCCCGCATGTGCGGGGCACCGACGCTGCAAGCCGGGAGACCAGCCGCTGCGAAGGCGTAGCCTTCTCTTTCCAGCTCAACTTGTACAAGGTCGAGCCAGCCGAAGCCAATCGCTCTCTGAGATTGCTCACCAAAGACTGCGTCAGGCCGGCACTCCGCAATGAGGCGCCGCCACTCAGGCCAGAGATGGCGATCGTCGGCGAATCCTTGCTGGAGTCCGATCTCGGAAAACGGCTGGCAGGGCGGACTCCCGGTCCAGATCCGGGCACTGTCTGGGACATTGGCAAGTCGTAGGGCGTACTGCCAGATTCCGAGCCCGCTGAAGAAATGGCACTGGGTGAATCCAGCGAGGTCGCTTCCTGTGACATCTTTGATGCTCCTTTCGTCTACTTCCCCCGGAGCGATCAGACCTTCGCGGATGAACTCGCGAAGGAAAGCCGCCTTGTCGGGATCAAACTCGTTGTAATAGACCTTCACCATTTGACCGGCCTCCGGCCGAGGGAGGGTACGTACTGGTTGCCACCAAAGCCGTGGCGTGCAGCATGCTCAGCTGAAGCCATCAGCTCGAAATTCGAGATGTCGTTATTCGACTTGTCCTCGTCGAGATGGTGGACCTCAAAGCCTTCAGGGATCGGGCCGCTGTAAAACTCCCAGACATCTTGATGCAGATACCTGCGATTGCCGGTCGTCCGACCGTAGTAGCCGCACGGCCGTAGGGTGTACTTCGCGCCGCGCCAGTACACGTACGGCGCTGGATCCCGGTGCCTCATCTCTACTCCGCGGCGCCCGAGAATCTTCCACATCGTCTGCCGGGTAACGCCGCAGGCCGCAGCCACTGCCTCGATGGACTCGCCGCGGGCATACTGCGCCACAGCGTGGTCGTAATTCTTTCGGTGCGCCGGCACTATGCCTCCCGCACCAGGCGATCGAACAGGATGCCGAGCTCGCGCGTCATCAGCGCGATGTCGGCGTCGAAGCGGTCGACATCCTTCTCGGCGCCGCGCCCTTCCTGCATGATGTCCAGCGGCTTGATCTTGCGGATCTGGCTGTTCTGGGTCATGACGAACGAGAGGCGCGAAGCGAAGGTCATGGCCACGGCCTCGATCACGGCGCCGGCCTTGAGGTGGTGCTGAACGTCCTCATCCCGCAGCAGTGCACGCTCGAACTTCACCACCTTGCTATTCGGGTAGCGCAGCGCCGCATCAGCGTCGACGCTGAACTCGTGCGGCGGCTCATCGCTGACCCATTCGGTCAGCAGCGCGGCGCGCGGCCAGCTGACGTCGCACAGGCCCAAGTCGTTCCGGCCGTCCTGCACGTATTTCAGCAGCACCTTGACGATGTCGCCGCAGACGCTGTCGGATGTCGAATCGATCACAATGCGGTGCTGGTCCTGGTCGATCCAGACCAGCGTGGTGCGGGTGGTGGTCAGGGCGCGCGGCAGCAGCTCGCCGAGAGCGCGCTCCTTGAGCTCCTTGCGCGCCTTTTTACCCGGCAAGAAGCCCTGCTGCTCTTCCAGCTCCTTGCAGCGGGCTTCGACCACCGCGGCCACGGCCGACGCCGGGATCACCTTCTTCTCGACCTTGAAGCGCAGCAGGATGTGCTTGCCCTGGCGGTAGGCCAGCTCGTCGCCGCGCACCGGCACGAAGCCCTTGGACTCCAGCTCGTGGGTACCGACAGGAACGAAAAGAGCAGCTTGGAGCTGCTCGGTGGGGAATTGCGCTTTCGGCGAGATGCCGTAGATGGTTGCGTTTTTGGGCCACATAGTGATGGAATTTTCTCTTGGGAAGGGATTATTAGGGTAAGCAAACTTCTGAGTTGTGTCAAAACAATTTTCCTGAATCAATACCTCCTGTCGTTACTTTACATCAGGCAAGAAGCGTGCCAGAATTCTTGCATTCTGGCATTCTCCCTACCCACCTGGAACTTCCATGTCCTCGTTCGCCTACGACAGCTTTCTCGACCAAGCCTTGCGAGGCAACATCGACCTCGATACCGACACCTTCTACGTGATGCTGGTCGATTCGACCTACACGCCGAACCAGGGCACGCATGCCTACCGCTCGAGCGTGACCGGCGAGGTGGCGGGCACCGGCTACACCACCGGCGGCATCGCCTGCGCGGTCACGCTGAGCAAGAACACGGCCCAGCACTCGAACACGATCACCTTCGGCGCCGTCTCGTGGCCGACCAGCACGATCACCGCGCGCCAAGCCGTCTACTACAAGCGGCGAGGCGGTGCCGCCAGCGCCGACGAGCTGATCGCCGTCGACGACTTCGGCGCCAACATCAGCTCGACGGCCGCCACCTTCTCGCTGGCCGCGACCACGATCACCCTGCCGACGCCGGCGTAATAAGGACAATCCCATGACAGTCATCGACCGGCAGAAACAGACCGCCACCGTAAGCAGTGCATCCGTCATCACACTGGGGGCAGCAATCAGCCCCTACCGCACCTGCGCGGCGGCTATTGCCGCTGGCGACGTCCCCAACGGCGCCACTGACATGGAGTTCTTTGTCGTCAATCCGGCGAACGGGGCGTTCGAGTCGGGCAAGTACACGGTCAACCACAACGCCACCAGCGGCGTGACGACCCTCACGCAGACCGAGCGCACCGGCAGCTCGAACAACGGCTTGGCCGTCGCATTCGGCGGCGTGCCCTGCGAGGTGTTCAGCTGCATCTCCGCCAAGGTGCAGAATGGTACGCCGCTGGCCGACTTCCTGGCTGCCAACCTCGGCGCCGCAGTGAGCGCCTCGGACCTTGTGCTGATGGTGCAGGGTGGTCAGGTGGTCGGCGGTGCAGCAGGTGCCTTGGCCACGTTCATCATCGAGCAGTGGCGCCTGGCCAAAGAGACGACGATCGAGGTCACTTCGACCGCTGCAATCGTGCTGGACGCGTCATCCCAACAGAAAAAGACGTACTTCTGCACCACCACTCCGGACTCCATCAGCGGCCCTGCGGTCTATGCCAGCGTGGGCGACGGCTTCAAATGCGAATACGTGAACGTGTCGGGCGCTCCAATCCCACTGCTGAACATGATTGTCCTGCCGTCCGGCGCGGCCATTCCAAACAAGTCGTCCTGCACGTTCAAGTCGGGCGGGGGCAAGCTCTACGCCGACTTGGGCACGGCCGCCGCCGCTGCTAGCGGAACTGCACCTGGCGCGGTAACCGGCCTGACTGCAGGCACCGCGACGGACGTCGCGCAGCCGCTCAGCTACGCCGCCCCGTCGACTGGCACCGCACCGTTTACCTACAAGATCGAGTACAAGAAGTCCTCGGACTCCGGCTGGACCACCGCGAATGGCAACGTGTCGGGCACCAGCTATACCGTGACGGGCCTGACCGCGGCGACCAGCTACGACTACCGCGTGACGCCGTCGGGTTCGGGCGGCTCCGGCCCTGCAGCCACGATCAACGGCAAGTTCACTGCGGCTGCATCGGGTGGCTCGGGTGGCGAGATCGCGCCGTTCACTATCAAGTCGCGTGACGATTTCCCGGCAATTGACATTTCCAACACCAGCGGCGGCTACTGGAGCATGGATGTTACCGAGCTGCAGGCCGGGGTAACCGTCGTGTCGATCGATGCGGCGATCTCGACCTCCCACGACATTCCGCCGACTCCATCGATCGCCTATGACTCGACGCCGGCCGGATCGCGCGTTGCCATGCAAATCGCGGGCGGGCGCTGGGTCGCGTTCGGGCTGATCGCTGGCTATGCGGTCACCAACCTGACCAACTACTACTTCTGGCTGTTCCTGACCGATAGCAACGGCAAGGTCTGGACCTTCCGGCATCCGAACACGATCCAGCTGCAGACCGGCTACCCTGGAACGCCGACGACTGTCGGCTCTGCTGTCACGTTGGTGCAGGTATGAGCCCCTACGTGACAGCGGGCGGCAAGCTGCTCACCCTCTCAGGCAAGTTGATCAGCCTGTTCCGGGATGTGGTGCAGCCGGGTTCAGTTACGCCGCCCGGCCCGATGCCAACCGTAGGCATGTCCGGCTGGTGGGACGCTTCGACGCTGCCCTGGAATACGACCGTCAACACGCTGACCGACAAGAACGGCGGCGCCGTGTCGGCGAGCACCGGCGGCGCGACCGCCGTGCCGCGCCAAGCTGGCGTGCTGGGTGGCCTGTACCGCAAGGGTAGCCCTACGGCATACCCGTTTAATCTCAGCTACATGCTGCCGGTGATCCTCGACCACGCCGTGACGGCCAACGGGGTGACGGTCGGCGCGGGCGGCACCTTGACTGTGTTCTTGGCGTGGTCGCGCGCCAACCAGCGTCAGGTGGACGCGGTCTATAGTGCGGCGACGGTCCCGCTGCTCGATGTTGGCGGTACGACCGTGCTCAGCATGACCGGGCGCGGCGACGGAACCGATACGCTGACGCTGTTCCCGAACGGTACGCCGCAGACCGCCGGCACGCTGGAATTGCGCCATACGCACAGCGTGCGCGTGGTGTTCAGTGGTGCTACCGTCGACGTGTGGCTCGACGGTGCCAAGGTCATCAGCGGTGCCGCCAACCAGATTTCGCTCGGTGCCACGGCGCACCTGTCGTTCCTGAACGCTGCGCAGTGCGTCTTCCACGAGGCTGCAGCGTGGTCGCATGCGCTGACGCCTTCCGAACACACCGCGCTGACCACCTACGCAGGCCGCTGGCCGCTCGGGCCGCGCCGCGCCATCAACGGCGTAATAGTCGGTCAAAGCAACCTCGCGTATTTCACGGGTGCCGCGTATGGCCAATTCATCACTGCCAATCGCATCGCCTATCTGACCGGAGCTATCTCCGCAAACCTGCTGGTCGCTATCGGCGATGGGCGGGGGCAGATTCCGGTCGGGTCGACCATCTACTCGGGTGAAGGTTTATACGATTTCGCAGGGTCGAACGCACTATTCCTGGATAGCCGGGCAGGTGGCGATCCAGCGAACTGGCCTCTCGGCACTAAGGGTAATGCGTTCATGACCGCGCTCGACGGCATGACCGCAGACCAGCGCGCCAACCTGCGTTTCATTGCATGGTACTGGTCGGAAAGCGACAGCAGCCTGTTGTCGCCCGCAACCAAGGCGACGTACACCGCCGCGATGAGGCGCGCTTTCGCACTGATCCGGGGGCATCTTGGAGTCACCACGGCGGACAAGCTGCCCTTCATGGTCATCAACGCCATGCCGTTCGGTGCGTTCACGGCAGGCTGCCAAACGCACCGAGAAGTGATGCAGGATCTGGTGAATGACGCCACGCAGAACGTGCACTTCATGCTTGCGCAGACGGACGACGCGATCGGCTACAGCAATGGCGAAACCTGGGACTCTGCTACTGGCATCGAGGGCGGACCCGGCGATGGCGCGCACCGCAGCATTGAGGATCAGGCGATGTTTGCTCGACGCATGGCCATCCCGATTGCACGCGCTGCGCTCGCGGCCAATGCGGCGGCCGGCACCAGCGATCTCGTGACCACGCTTGACGACAGCATCCCGCAGTTGGGAGGCCCGTCGATCGCGACCGCACACTACGAAGGAACCGCCTACGCGCCGACCGGCTCGCTGCTCGTCACCATAGCGCACGACAAGGGTACCGACCTGATCGTGCCGCGACGTGCGGCGCAGGGTGTCGGCTGGACCCTGATGGACGGCGTGAGCGACACCGTGGCCGGTACGGTCGCCGCGCCGGGCGCGCTAATCACCGCCACGTCCTGCGCCAAAGTGGATGCTTCGCACCTTCGCGTAATTCTTGCAAGCCTGCCGTCGCATCCCACTAAGGGTCTGCTGTATTTCGTCTACGGCTCGGGCCTGGACGCCAACAGCTACGCGGTCGTAGGTCGCGGCAACGCGGTGACCGACAATTTTGCGTCCATCACGCTGGCCGACGGCTGGCGCATCGGCTCGGACCTGGGATCCGATGAACAACCGAACAACCCGCTGCAGGCGACCACGTACGGCGTGGCGTTGACTTAAGGATTTATATGGCCGGCTTTTATCCAAGTGGTGGTGCGCCGAGCGGCGCCGGCGGAACTGACGCACCGGCGGCATCGGGCGGCAGCGCGCCGGGCGCGACCTTGTCGAGTGTGACGACGCTTGCCCGCGGCGCCGCCACTGGCGGCTCAACGGCCACGAGCGGCAGCGCACCTGGTGCAAACCTTTCCGGCACGCCGCGGCTGACGCCCGGCACCGCCTCGACCGCAACCTACCACCCTGTCCCGGCCGGCGTCGCTGCAAACGTGCCGACCGCCCGTCGTGTCGTATTCCCCGGAGGGACCAAGGTCGTGACCTTCCCCGGCGGGACCAAAACTGTGAGATTCTAAATGGCAAACGCAACCGCACCTTACGACGGCCCGAAGGGCAAAACGATCGACGTCGATCCGGACGACATCAACTACATCGTCTGGGACGTCACCAAGGACCTGTCCGATCGTGGCACCACCGCGGCCAGCGTCGTGATGGCGCCGGGCGGCGCCATCACCGTCTCGCAGGGACCGACCATCCAGGGCACCGTTGTCGTCGCAATGCTCCAGATGGACGTATCCGTACCGCTGGTATCGCACTACGGCACCGTGCGCGTCACCTGCGCCGACGGCCAGCGCTTCGACCGCACGATCTACTTCAACCTGGAGGATCATTGATGACTCCCGAAGTCACCACCGACGTCACCGCGCTGCTGGTGGCGTCCCAGCGCGCACAGGCCGGGGCCGAGCAGCGCGAAGCGGAAGCTGCGGCCGCCGAGGCACCGCGGCCTGCCGCGCCAGCGGTGCCCACGCCGGTGTTCATCAAGGTTCGGCCCTAGCCTCGACGAGCTTGATAACGGTGCGCCGGCGCGCGCCGTGCGCCTCGAACGCCACGATTGCGTGGCGTTCGGCGTTCGAACACAGCTTGCAGACTGCGCAGGTCATATGCTCCATCGTCTGCGCAGGACAAAGCGTGACCTTGCGCCCTTCCGGCGTCTTCCCTTCGCGCCAGCCCGGCGGCACCACGACCACCAGCGGCAGCCCAAGTGGCGCCAGCTGGTCGGCGTCGGCCAGCGAGTCGGCGCTCATGTTGATCGTGAAGCCGTGCATGTTGGCGTGCCGCAGCGCCTTGAGATTCTCCTTCGACGGCGGATAGTGGGTATAGGTGAAGCCGCGCCGGCCCTGATTGGCCTCCACCAGCTGGCGCAACTTGGCGGCGTCGATAACGTCATCCTGCCCGGCAAGGTCTCCGGCCTGGTTGTGGCGCCACAGCTGGCCCTTCTTCATGCGCGAGACCTCGTCGATGAAGTCGTCCCAGGAGAGACCCTTGCCGGCCGTGACCTTGTCCCAGTGCAGCGACAGCGGGAAGTTCTCGGCGTAGCAGCCAGCGCCCTTAAAAGAACAGGTCGACGGACACGTCGACCTGCTGGATGTGGTGACCGGGATCGGCCCGGTCTTGGTGTTCCCCGATTCCCGGGTCAGGTGGATGGTCGTCACGGAATCTCCTTGATCATCTCGTCCAGGTCCGGCATATCTGGGTCACCCCAACACTCCACCATCATGCGCGCCAGCTGCTCGCGGCGGCCGACGAAGGCCCACTCGTAGGGCGCCTTCTCGCGCTCGGTGATGATGACGCCATAGTCACGGGCGATCTGGTCTTCGAACTCGGCGTCAACGCAGAACGCCTCGATGCGCAGCACGCACATGCCGGCGATCGGCTGTACGCTTGCCGCCAGCATGGTGCCGGAGTAGATGGCGTTCTCGTGGCCGATGCGCGCGTCGACGAGCGCCAGTCCCAGCGCGCGGTCCGGGCTCGAGGCCTGGACGTCGACGTGGAAGACGCCATCGGTGAAAACAATGATGGCGCGGTAGCGCGGGTGGTTTGGGTCAGGCATTATTTGCTCCAGGGCGGTGTGGTTTCATCAGCTGGCGGCGGCCAGCCGCTGCGATCAAACAGATCTTCGATCTGTTCTTCCTCGGTCGGCAGCGTCACCAGCACCGGCTCGCCCTCGGCCAGCGCCAGATTCGGCAGCGTGCCGGGCGTGCGCATCCGGCGCCAGTTCGTCTCGCGGATGCCGATCTTCTCCATCAGCGAAGCGTGGCCGGCCTGCTGGTTGCAGACGCGATGCGCCAGCGCCATGTTGGCTATGTGGTCCGGGCCGCCGTGCGTAACGGCGACCAGATGCTCGGGCGACTCTTCCTCGATCGCCACCGGCAGATGGCAGTAGAAGCAGGCATCGCCGTCGCGGTCGCGCAGCGCCTGACAGACCACGCTGGAACGCAGCTGGCGCTCGGTCTTGGGCACGCCACGCCAGCTGCTCTTGTTGCTGACGTGGGCCAGATAGGCTTCGCCTGCCTGGTTCATCCAGGTCAGCTGGCCGCGCTTGTTGGAGTAGACGATCGACGTGCCCTTCTCGGTGCGAAAGCGCAGCATCTCCCACTCGTTGGTGGGCGTGAGCACCTCGGCGCCGCGCGCGGTCAGCCAGGCCGTGAACAGCTCGAGCCGGCGCCCTAGGAACTGCTTGCGGGTGAGGGTGGGTGTAGCCATTATTTCTGCTCCAGCACGCGGCGCAGCTGCGCCTCCCAGTCCTTGAACGGCACGGTGCCGTTGGCATCGAAGCTGACCATGCCGCTGTCGTCGCGGCAGCCGGTGACGATCACACGGCCGTTCAGCACCTCGCCGATCGCGACCTCTAGCTCCTCGATGCGCTGGGCCATGGCGAGAGTCACGCCGACGTGTCGCAAGATGTCGACCGCCGGCCACGCCTCACCATGCCGCAGAAAGCGCAGCGAGCCATTGTCGTTGAAGACGGTGTACTTGCCGCCGTCGAGGGAAATCGTGTACATGTCAATTCTCCTGCTCATAGCGAGCCTTGGCTCGCATGGGGTAAATGTAGGATCGAAGGCGCTTCAGCCGGCCTTCGATTTCAGCTATCTCATCAGCGCGCCGGCCAAGCTCCAGCAGCTCCTGTCGATGCCGGGCCTGCACGACGCGACGCTCGGCGCGCAGGCAGTCTGCAAGTTCGCGCTGGTACTCGATGTGCTGGTTAAGGATCTCGAGCTCCTGCTCGATCTGGGCGAGCGTCATCGGCTCCTGCAGCTCGGCTTCCGAGATCACCGACTCCTCGGGTTTCTCAGGCGGGGCCTTGTCGAGGGCGAGGAACACCGGCACCTCAATCGGAGGCTTCATGTCCCTTACTCTTCGCCGGATTGGCATCATAGTCGCCCGGGCGCTGGACACGCATGCGCTTGTCGGTCTCGCGGCAGACCCGGACGAAGTCGCGGTGCGGCAGCGCCTGCAGCACCTCGTCGTAAGCCAGCAGCAGATTCTCCATGATGGCCACCTCGGCGCCGACCAGGCGCAGCGGCACGCCGTGCTTGGCGGCGTGCTGGCTGGCGCTATACAGCACCGCCTTGGCATGCTCCAGCAGGCCGTCCTCGTCCTTGACCAGACCGAAGGTGAGCATGGTCTGGAAGAGGTTGCCGACCGTCGTCAGCACTTTCCAGTTCTGCCGCGTCGGCACAGCGCCGTAAGCAAGGTTCGCAAGGTGGGACTGCGCGGCGCGCATCTCGTCTTCGCGCTTCGCTGCCGGCATCGGATGCTCGGGTGAGGCGCGGATCTCGTCGAGCAGGGAAAAGGCGAAGTCGCCGTCGGGGGCTTTGCGGCGTCGGGTGCTCATGCTGGCACCTCGGCCGGCATCTCTCCTTGCAGCGCCTCGTAAGCCGCGTCATCGCCGACGTGACCCCACAGCGTGGTGCAGTCCTGCTGCTCGCCGGCGAGATCGTAGGTGACGATCACCAGACCATAGCACTGGCCATTGCACCAGGCGGTGTACTCCGCGGCAGCCATCTCGGCACACCTGGCCGCCCAGCGCCAGTCCGCGTCACCGCCCGGCGCGTCTTTCAACAGCGCCTTGCTCGGCACCCAGACAGCGCCAGCGCGTGCAGTATCGAATCGGCACTGCGTGCCGGCGCCCTGCAGGCTGTAGGAAACCCCGCCGTGCTCGTAGACATCCAGCAGCACGGCATGCGGGTTGCGCTCACCGCCCTCATAGCGGCCCAGCGCCAGCGCCTCTTCGTACTGCCGCAGGGTCGGGCCGTTGCGGCGCGCCTCGTAAATGTGGCCGGCGTACTCGTCATTTTCCAGCGGATTTTCACAGCTGTCGTCATGCGCCAGATAGCCAAGTGTGATCTGATCGCCGGCGACCCGGATGACCGGCTCCTTGTAATCCATGACACTGTCGGGATTGAAGGGCAACTCGACCTCGATGTTGGTGCCGGGGATGATGTAGGTGGTACGGCTGTGGGTATGGGTTTTCATTTCATTTCTCCGGAGGGATTTGAGTGATGATCGCATCGCGTGTCACGACCTTGAGATACAGCGCGCCGCAGTGCGGGCAGATAGTCGGCGTGTCCCAGACGACGTCGTCATCAGTCGGCGCCGTCGTCTCGGTCTCCACGCCGCAGCAGACTGGCCTGTACGTCAGAATGTGGGCGCCGTGGGCGCGCACCCGCGCCATGTAGTCGAGGTGCCGCTGCAGGAGGCTCACTTCGCGCTCCCGTTCTCGATCGCCAGCAGCTGCTGGGCCTTCGCTTCCAGCCGGCCCGCTTTGGCCGAAGCCTCGGCCCGCAGCTTCTTCGCCTCGATGCGCAGCGCCACCACAGCGTTGCCGATGATCTGGTCAGGGCTTAGCAGGTCGGCCTCGAGTTCGACCTTGCCGACATTGACATAGCCCATGCTGCTCATGTCGCACTGAGTGAAGGAGAGGTGCGGGATCAGCTTCTCGATGCTGTCCAGATCCTTCAGGTTGACGTAATCAAGAGTGCCGGAGGAAAGGGAGGCTATCAGGGTGACTTTCATTTTGGGTCCTTGGGTGTGCGATAGTGGAAGTTGCGGCCGTCGAACAGCACCATCACAAGCAGCCCGTCCTTGGCCATGCGACGAGTCAGCTTGCGCAGCTTGTCATGGCCCCAGCGATACTTGTGGACGGTGAGATTGCGCTGGCTTGCGATGAGCAGGATCTCTGCCCGGGTCAGGTCACCTTCTCGGTGACGGCGGCGAACGACGGACGCCGCGGTGTCCGGAATAGCGACCATCAGACCTCCCGGCCGCCGGCTTCGACCATCGCAATGGCTTTATCGATCGTGGCCTCGGCCAGCGCCTGGTCGGGCTCAGCGTCGCGGGGCGTCTCGGCATGCAGCTGCTCCATGGCTTTGTTTTCCGGGCCGCTGTCGTTGAAGGCGCAGGCCATCATGAAGCGCCAGCGCTTGGCCTGCTGCAGGGTGTCGGCCGGTGACAGCGTGTGCAGCGTCGAGCCGCCCACCCAGCGGATAAAGTCCGGATGCTTGCCGTGACTCTCGATCTCACGTGCGCCGATAGCCAGGACCAGCACACGCTTGTCCGGGTTGGCCGACGACCAGTGCTCTCCGACGCGCCACTCGTCGCCGGCACGCGCCAGATCCACAGGCGCCGGCAGCCGCGCCAGCAGTTCTTCGCAGGTGGTGTGGACCAGCTGCCGGGTTTGATAGTCGACTCCCAATACGGCTCCGCTGATCAAGGTGTCGACCACGCGGTCGGGCAGGCGCGGCACATTGCCGGGGCCGTTATTGTAAGTGCTCATTTTCTCTCCGTGATGATGGTTTTGATTTCCGGCTGGCCGATGATGCGCAGCCGGTGTTCGCCGCGGTCGCCAGCGGCAAGGTTGCGCAGGAAGCCGATCGCCTCCTCGCTGGCCTGGCGATGCACCTGCTCGACGCTGCAGCCGGTACCCCAGCTGCTCAGGCCGCTGATCTCGACGGTGACAGTAGCCGTGGCCGTGGCGGTGACGGGGCGGACTTTGGGCTTGTTCATGCCTTGCCCTCCGCTGCCAGATACTCGCGCCACAGCACCTTCTTGCCGTCGACGAGGAAGCCCCAGGTGCCACGGTACTGGTAGGTGATGAAGAGCGTCCAGACGCCGCCCGGCGACACTTCGACGATGCGGTGGTACTCGCCGAAGTTCAGCGTGACGGTGTCGCCCGGGCGCCGCGTGAAGCGCTGCGTGGTGCCGTCGGCCAGCAACCGCTCCTCGATGTACCAGCCCTTCAGGATCACGGTGCGCGCGTCCCACGGGTGATCATGTGGCCAGCGGTCGTAATCCTCGCGCAGGATGTGGTGCACGCGCACGCTCGGCAGCTCACGGGCGCCCTTCGGCGCGTTGAAGTCGTACGGGTTCAGGAGCCAGTAGCGCTCCATGTAGCCCTCGAGGTGCGTGTAGGGCGTGGCCTGAGAGCGGTGGATCAGGTAGTCGGCCATGGCCGGCTGGCCAAGTTGCTTGGCAAGGTTGCGCCAGCCGGCGTCGTCGAGGTTTTCGACAGCGAGGCAGGCCAGTTGCTCGTTGAGCTTCATGGTCCCACCTCCAGCCGCGTCAGAATGTCGGCGCGGATCTCAGCACGCTGGCCTTCGTTGGCGTCGGTCAGGCAGCCGTGCGCGTCGAGGTCTCGCATGATCGCGTCGACCAGCGCGCCCGGCGTCGCAGGAGCGCCACCGCTGCGCGCCAGCTTCAGCTCGCCGGCCAGGGCGAGGTAGCCGGCGCTCAGGGCGCGGACATCGGTCACGCTGACGCGATCAAGTTGTCCTCCGACGCCCAGCTGCGCGGTGACGAGCACGTTGATCTCGGTCTTGCGACCGCGGCCGATGATAGTGGCGACGCCGTTGTCGTAGGTGACTTCCGTGGTCATTCTGTTTCCTTCACAGTAATCTCGTCCTCATCCAGCTCAAACTGGTCGAGGTGTGTCAGCCAGATGCCTTCCGAGCCGTCCATCGGATACCAGCCCTCGACCTCGCCGCGGCGGAACATCCCTTCCGGGTCGAGCTCGGTGACGGTCATGATGAAAGCGCGCAGCGCCAGCATCTTCAGCACCGCCTTCGTAATGTCGCCGCCGGCTTCCCGCAGCCGATCTTCGGCGCCGCTCCAGAAATTATTCATCTCGTGGAGCTTCTCGTCAGTCATGATCGAATGATCGATCGTGACGTTCATGTCGTAGGTCCAGTCGTACTGGACCAAATAACGCTTCTTCATGTGGTTTCCTTTCAGGCAGCAATGCCCGTGATTTCTTCGAGGGTGCGCTTCTTGCCGTTCTTCGGCATCATCATGACCTGTCCGGTCGAGCGTTCCAGGCCGACGTAGTTGCGGTAAACGTTCGGATCGTTGACCATTTCCGGATGGTCGCGCACTAGCGCCGCAGCGCGCGCCAGATCCTCGTCCTGGGCATAGATACAGAAGACGCAGGAGAAGCGCCGCATGCCCATGGCGTAGACCGGGTGCGGCTGCTGGCCGGCTTGCTCAATCTTGGCGAACACCTGCTGCTCGGTCCAGCTATGGATGGCGAGATACTCATACCATTCGCGGCCTGCCTTGCTGTTGATGGCGTCGAAGCGGAAAGGCTGCATCTTCTTGCGGGTGACCGATTCCTCGGCGCGCAGGCCCATGCAGTTGACCACCAGATGCCAGGCCGGGTGGCCGGCAGCCTTGCGCTCGTAGGTCAGGTGCCGAATCAGCTTCGTGATCGGGCCGCGCTTCAAGTCCGACGTGCACTGGCGCTGCGCCGGGCTGGGGAACATACCGCGTTCCTCGACCATCTGCAAGAGGTCGCGTCGCGCCTTGACGACATGCAGCGGCTCGCCGGCGGTGGTGGCGCGGATATGCTCGACCGCACCGGCCCACTCCACACGGCCAAGGTCTGCGTGGACGATGGCCAGCTGGTCGCGCGGCACGAGACCGCGCAGCTGGAGGTACACGGCCTGGGAATCCTTGCCGCCAGAGTGGTTGATGACGAACAGGGCGCCTCGGTTGATGAGGGATTGGATTTCGGAAGGGATCATCCACGGTCTCCTTCGTCAGGGTTCACGGCGTCGCAGTAGTCCGCCTGGGTCATGCCGTACAG